TACCGTATGATAGTGAATAATGAGTCCTTGTAAAATTCCAACTGGCGTTATCAAGAAAAAAATCACCTACTGTATCTGACTTATGACCAGACTTCTTAGGATTACGTTGACTATCAAAGAGGGCTTTGAAGCCCCCTATTTCTATCAGTTTAATTTCCATTCAATAATCCTCCACATCTTCACGTTTAACCCATTCATTACCATCCTGATCCACATACTCTTCCCAAGCGATAGACCCATCGTCTTTATATTTACATATACGTTTAAGTAGTTGTATGTCAGATGGTGATTCTATTACTTCTGTTTCTCTCGGTACATAATTAGGATCTGGTTCACTTCCAAATATACTACGGAGTTCAGATTCTTCTCTTAATTTTACATTGATAATCTTTTGACTTAAAGATATATGATCTAATAGATTATTACTTCCCATCAGAACCCTCCTGCAGCACGATAATACCCGCAGCTATGTAGTTGATAGCTCCCAACAGTTCACGTACCTTAGCGTCCACCGTAGGCAGTTTAGTGACCTCTAAACACTTCTTGATAGCCTGACCAGTAACGAAGTCTATACTACCCTGATAACGAGGTATCTGACATATTGGTTGGCTCTCAAATGTGTCATTGTTAGCATGACGTTCCTTACCTTTACCAGACGACGCCTGATCGTATGCCATATCCAGTACACGTTTAAGTGATGAATAAGATGGGTTATCTACTTTCAAATAACACTGCTCAGGTATGGGTGTTGGTACTGGATCTACATTATTGACTTCATCTTCTACTACTTCAAACCAATCTTTTAGAAAATTGGCAGTCTTTCCATCATCTCTCTTTATTCTATAAGAAAATGACTCCTCAGCAATAACATCATACTCTTTACCAGATGTAAGCATTTCTGCCTGAGTATCATCTATACACCTTACTCTCATTGGTTTCTTCTCCTCGTCTACTACTTCGAAACGCTGTGTGAAAACCCGCCGTTCAATGCCCTTATCATTAATTATATTATAATAAACGCCATCCGAATCAATTACTTCATATATGTTACCTGCTGTTATATCGTTTAACCCACTTGTTTCAATTGCTCTTACCTTCATTATCTTTCTCCTTTACATATTCATTGTTCATACTACAGTTAGGAAAATCGCATAACATACCATCTACATGAGAACATCCTTGTTCTCTATAGAGCTTACAGTTGTGTACTGGATCATTCTTACCAAGGAGATGTATTATAATATTTTTCGTAAGCTGTTTTAAAAGCTTCATAAGCCTCCTCTGCTGTCTCAAAAGTTCCTATATGTCTCTCTTTTCTATTTATACAGATTCTTGCATAAAATTTTCCATTTCTGGCTTTTTTAATACCTCTCTTAATTGTTGATTTTGGGCCGTTAACATAACTATTTCCTACCTTTCTTCTTTTAATATTCTCAATCAATTCTATAAATCTAATATTATCTAAAGTGTAATGTTTTGTGGAATCAATTCTATCTATCGACGGTCTTTTTAGTTTATCTATATATTCCCAGTTATTAAAAATATAATTTTTTAATTCCTCTCTGGTTAAAAGTAAAAGAATGTTATCATAAGCTTTACATTTTGATTTTGTTCTTATGTTTCTATATTTACCATTCGAGCATCTAATATTCAAAGATCCCCACACAGAATGAATCAAACTACCCATCTTTGTTCGTTTACCCATTTCCTGTTGACCCCCATCCGCCTCTTGATTCTTTACCGAAATCCTCCACCACAGTAAACTCAATCTTAGGTCTTGGTATAATCATCATTTGTGCTACTCTATCACCGACGTTGTACTGCTCTGGACTGTTAGTAACATATAGAAACTTACAGGTGATAGGAGCAGTAAACCCATGATCAATTACACCGACACAGTTTCTAAGTAAATGTGGTGTTTTATACACAGAGCTACGTTGAAATATCAAACCCACATATCCTTCTGGTATATCAAAACCAACATCTATCTTGGCTTCAACTATACCATTAGCAGGATCGTGTATCAACTCTGCTGCGTATAGGTCAAAACAGCCGTCGTGTTCATTGGCATAAGTGGGAACTTTAGCGTTCTCACTATACAGTTTAATCTTAATTTCCATCAAAAAACTCCTTTGCTTTGATAGCTCTTTCTTCTGCTGTTTCAGATGTTAGTTCTACACTGTACCATCGTAGACATCTTCTTTTACCTAACGGACACTGTTCACAGAAACAATCATTGTTGATACAGTAATCATCGTTCCGTTTACTGATTTCTATTAGTTCATTTGGTGTCATAAGTTTGCTCCTTCCAGAATAGATATGTGATATCTTCACCAGTCTTGGTGTTTATTAGACACTGATTGGTTGTTTTAGATGTCAAAGGACCTCTATGTTTATCATAGTGACCGATCTTGAGATAATCAACTACATTATAGAAGTCAACATCTATTTCATCAGAACCAGTATACAGAGCTACTTTTTTGTTATTTTTTCTAATTATAGATGCGAGATATGTAAACCAACGAAAATCGTTATCACCTCCTAAAAAAGTAACACATGTAATAAACGGATTTTTGTTTATATAGTCTACCATTTTTTCACCTGTTAAACATTCTCCAAAACTTTCTCTTAATTCTGGAGAATGACATCCTTCACACATATAAGGACATCCTGTAATAGAGAAAGTAAGAGATACCTCATTGGGTATCTCCTGGAATGTTACTCTAACATCATTATACCTTAGCATGATAAAACCTCATAGACGCTTCGTGTTGTCTGTCTTGTGAGAAATCTTTTATACGTTTAAGATAACCAATAACCCTAACTGCTTTATCTAAGTTGGTAGAACCACACTTGATACAACGTTCTGAGTTATTTGGATGTATGTAACCACAATCGTTACAAATGGTTTTTGGTACATTTTCACAAAAATAGTTACATCCGGTTTTTACTAACGCTTCCAATATTCTCAGATATTGTTCTTTGGTTAATCGTTCGTTGTTATTAAAATGTAACGCCGATCCTCCATCGAGATTATCTATTATCTTTCCTCCATGAAGTTCCATCTTATCAAATATAGAAAGAGAATCATCCTCAACAATATACATATATGAATTATATGTGTTACGATTAACTCTTAAACCATCAGCAATATCCCACTTTGCGTTTTTAACACCAAGATTCTCTGCTGGTACAAACTCAGTATTGAACTTAACGCCATACTTAGCAGATGCTATCTTATTTTTGTTTTTAAAATTCGATAATAAGTTTGATAACCAGTCCTTGTATTCCTCGTTGTTTGATATTTCAAAACCAAGGTATTCAGCAGCTTCAACAACTCCGTTAATACCGATTGTTAAAAATTGTTTCTTTAGATCAATAAATCCAGCTTTATAAACACTCAACATATCTTTTTCAAAATATTCGGTGTAAAGATCATTGAATGCAACCTGGTATTTATGTATCCTATCAATTAGTTGATTTAAATCCACACCTTCTTGTGTTACACGATTTATGTTTATAGTTATTACATTTTTAGATCCGGTTTGAACACCACCAGCTCCTAATGAATAACTAAACTCATCAACTAAAGAGTTTTTCAGTCTACAACACGATGATAGTGAATCTACTGTTGGACTTGTATATATAAAAAACTCGTTCCCTTTAGATAATTCGTCAGCAACAAACTCTTTCCATTCACTATCCATAACATCATCTTTACCATTAGTTAGAAATGAATGGGTTACAACAGGAAACGTCAATAGAGCTTTTTCTCTTTCTTCTCTAAACCACGAATGAAAGAACTTTTGTAAACTATTAATGGTTTCCCAGTTAGGTTTAGACCCATCAGGGAATACAAATGTTGAAAAAAGTCCATCATAAAAGTATTTATCGAATGTGGACAGGTTCCAAAATACTGACTGATAGCCTCTGGCAGCAGCTGGTTGATTTAAAACATAGACAATATGCTGAAATTTTTGTTTGATAAGATAACTCTGTTCTTTTATATAGTTATCACCGTAGTCCCTTCTGGCATAATAATCAAACGCCAAGAAAAATTCAGGAATAGCAACAGCTCCAGCAAATTGTGATGATATAGCAAATATCAGATTGCCAAACGAACCACAAAAAGATTCCAGGTGTTTTGGTGTATCGGACTCACCACCTAAAGATTTTAGACCGTTAATCAGAAACGGGTAAATAGAAATAGATACACAATACGGATAAAGGCTTGACTCATCATGGACATATATCAGATGATCCTCGATATCTCTTATATATTGCTTTGCTAGTTTTTTAGTAAATCGCTGTTCGATCTTATTTTGAATTAGTTTTCTATTAATCTGAATAGTGAAATCTTTATACATCTCAGCCGTAAGTGTCGCTATATTTTTAGATGAAACATTAGCATTGGCATCGAGAGTAGATCCCGATGCTGCGTTAGATGCGTTCATGTACTGATTCATAAACTGAATCTTAGCGTTTATCTGTTCTTCTGTAAGTTTAACCATTTACTCAATCCCTTCCTCATCTAAACCCAGGATACCATCAATATCCGACATATCATCCTCATCAATCTCTTCACCACACTCACAGTACTTCTGCTGTATTATACCAAATATCAACTCCTGCTTATTGGCCTCAATCATCCCAACAAGATTCTGCATACGTTCAGTAACAGACGTATCAGGTTTATCACTACCACAGACAAACCCACTCACTCTAGTACCGTCTAACTTCACTCCAACATAGAAGTAGTCTACTATGCCATGAGTTTCCATCGTGGCCTCTATCTCTTCATTACAATGTTCCATTAGTTACCTCCTCATAAATAACTTCTCCGACAGTTTCAACATCATCGCTATAAGGCCAAGGCTCAGTTTCACAATCGTCTTCACCAATTTCACAATTCACACAATCGTTATAACTTTCTACTTTTTGACAATATTTGTCTTTAGAATCTGTTATTTTGTACTTACTTCTGTGTGTGATTTTAGCTATGAAATTCCCACCATCAACAACTTCATACGGTATACCTTCATCATAATCTATCGCTTCTAACCATTTAACGGCTTCTTCGAATGTGTTAAACTCTTCGATTTCATCATATATACAGTTATATGCTACATATTTCCCTTTCATTAGTTACCTCCAGTCAATTTCTTGTGAATCATCTTCATCCTCCTCAGTTAGATCTTTACATTCTTCTTCCCATACGTTTCTAACATTTCTTTTATCATAGTAGTCTGGATGCTCGAAAAACCAGTTAGGTACTGATACCGTTTTCATAGTTTACTCCTCGTTCTTTAATAGGAAATCTGGATTGATAACTTTAAAACTAATTTGCTGATCATGTGATCTAACAACTATACCTTCTCGATCTATGGGATATAATATACTTTTACCTTTAGATAGTTCAACCATTTCTTGTACTGTGGGTTTTAAAACAAATCCATCTTCTATTAATGGGACAGTTTTTAGATCTAATTGTCTACACACCCACTGAATCTCACTTATGTTAGCGTATCTTTTCTCATCAATAAAAAATACATTAAACACATAAAAATCAAATCCGTCAATCTTATATTTATTCCCCTGGATTTTATCTCCGATAATTTCGCCTTGGATAGCTATTTGTTTTTCAGTTGTACTATAATATGCTTTTAAACGCTGTTTTAGTTGTAGTTTCTTTGCTACCACACTCCAATTACTCCCATCACTCTCTGATTTACGAACAGTTCTACTACATATACCAAACTCAGGATTTAACCAGTGATGTTTATACCAGTATGTAGCTGATTGACCATCAAGTTTTTCAGTGATGTAAAAAGTTTGTGATTTATTATTCAAAACACCAGGCATATTTTGTAATCTGGTTTCATCAGTTTTACTAATCCAATCTGGAAATGACTTACTTTTCATCCCCGTCAGTTGTCTAAACCATTGATACCTAGTTAAGTATCTAATATACCACGGATACTTCTTTTTTGGTAAATAATTACCAGAAGATTCCTTATCTGACTGTGATTCATATTTAACAATACCAAGGGCTTCTGTTACGTCATCTCCTTCGCGATAAACAGCCAGAGTACCAGTTAAACCGAGAGGTAGCAAGCACCCATCTTTATATTGTCTACAGGGGACGATTAATCCCTGACTTATCTGTTTACGCAACTTAATTGTTCGAACTCTAAAGTTTCTTTCTTTCATAAAATCAAAGTAGGGAATATCTGGAACTATAGAATCGATCTCGATATAGCAAACGAGATCACCTACCTTAACTTCACCCTTTTTAACTACACATTGCCACCCCAGAACTGTGGCTGTTTCAATACGATCTGCTCCCTGAATAGGTTGTAGATCGATAACTCTTTCAATATGTGCTAATTTACGTTCACTCATAAAGGCCTCCATAATTCACTATTGTTTTTAATAGAATCTTTTATTAGTAACATAACTACCTCATATAGTTCATCTCTATCTAAAGCATAATTAGACTTGCCTTTATAAGAGAATAATATTGGTTTGTCGTATGGATATGATTCATACAACTGCTGTCTCATTTCTTCACTCCACGAAAGCAAGCACTCACATATCTCTACAGCTAATTCATCTTCTTCTTCCTTAGCACAACCATAACAATATGCTATATCTTCATCATCCAGATTACCATCATCAAGAACTATATGTAACGAGCCACCACAGGGTTCTCTATCATATAGATCAGCACACATCCGTCTTACTTCGTCAAAGGTTTTCATATCTTACTCCTCTCCTTCTCGTTTAAAAAAGTATAATACACACCAATTACCTCTTTCATTTTTTCTGGATCGTTAACAATTTTCTCAAATTCTTCTTCAGCTTTCTCTATTCCTTCATTAAGATCCTTAAATGATACATCGGGATCAAAAAGACTTGGGATATACATCAACTCACAATAATTTCTAACATACATTCTATCAAGATGATAATGTTCTAAAACACAATTATCACTCATCTTTAATCTCCTTTTCAGTCAGTCTTTCATTCCATTGATGACAACATAAAGATTGATGGATATGTTCTCCTATAAATTCAATAAAATCTATTTCCGGCTGGTTCATATTTTTATCTCCACGGTAATGCTCGTATCGCAACCGAAAGTATCAACCACTTTTACACAGGCGGTGTATGCGCCGGCTTTTGGATAAAGATATCCGGCATCGCTTACGGTTTTGAGCGTGCGGTCTTTTCGTGTCCGGTAATCTTGCCAGTGGTGATTGAACGGCTTTTCCGGGTGCCAGTCAAAATCAATCGCCCAGAAATCAATGAAATCCATGCCGCTCTTTATTGCCCGTTCCTTGAGCGCTTCAAGTTCTTTGCTCGGTACTTCGGCAAGTGAAGGCATGAATTTGGTGAGCTTTATATCAACCCGCTTCTGTGATTCACCACTGATTTTCCGTAAAACAGGTTCTGCTTCGAGGACAGCCATTTCCAGGAATGGGGGAGGTGATTTACGGTTTTTCTCCATTATTTCGCGTGGAATCCGAATAAGTTTAAGCTTAACTCCGTATTCTCGTTCGAGCGCAGCGGTTGTGAGCGTCAAATCCATTTCAAATTCCCACGATAAGCAATAACATTCCCTTCCACCAGCCTTTGAGGTTGCTTCTGCTACGGCACGGGCTTCATCACGGGTGAAGATGGAATCTATTGAATCGACATGGCAGAAAGCAGGGCCTTTGCGACCGTGAAGAAGAGGGGAAGGTGCGCTGGTAGGATTGATGATTTCGGCCCGGAAAAACTCGAGAACAACACGGCGATGTTCCTCGTCGGCCCCTTTTAAGGTTTCTTTTTGCCACCATTGGCGTTCGTAGCGGCCAAGATTGTAGACATCGAAGGCGCGGTAGGGCTTTTGTTGGCTACTGAGTTCGCGCTGGAGTTCAATTAAGCGTTTGCGGCTGGTATGAATTGCGAAACGGCCAAGGTCGGCCATTATCCAGCGGCGGCCGAGGCGTTCGGCAACGGCACCGGTTGTGCCAGAGCCGCAGAAGAAGTCGGCGACGAGGTCGCCTTCATTGGAAGAGGCAAGAATAAGTTTTTCTATTAATTTTGTAGGTTTTTGTGTTGGATAGTCTGTTCTATCATTTGATACTTGGTTTTCAATATCAATTAGTAAGTAATCATTAGGTGCATAGCCTTTACCAAGATAATCACGTACAACTAATTCGGGATTTGATATTTCCCACTTAGGATCAACATCTTTTGCCGAACGTATGGGACTACCTTGTATCCCTCTACCACATAGTCGGTAATATCCATTTTCATCATGTAAACGATACTTTTTAACAGTTACATCAGCGTATGGCTCAATTACACCATCAACATCCCAGTTGAATGTATGGTTGTCATTTTTCGTTATAAAAAGAATATCGTCATGTTTTGAGTTCCATTGCCTTTTTGAAAATTGGCGAGTTTTATAACACCAAACCACTGTAGTTTTGAATTGGTTCGGCGTGAAAATCTCATTTAGTAATGACCGTAAATAGTAACTAACTCGCCCATCACAGTGAAGGTATAAACTACCATTTTCTGCTAATAATTGATAAATAAGAGTTAGGCGTTCGTACATCATATTAAGGTAAGAATCAGTGCCTTTACCCCACATATCCCTATAAGCAACCATCTCCATGGTCGATTGCTCTTTGGTTAAACCCTCACCATCTTCGCCGATCGGCAAAGTCATGGTAAAATCTGCGCCAACATCAAATGGAGGGTCTATATAAACCAGATTTACTTGGCCCTTAAATTCTTTCAACAGACTGGCCATCACAAGCTTGTTGTCACCCCAGATAAGTCGATTACGAAAATCATCTTTCCGGGTTGTTGATTTTTCAAAGAGCGAAATAGCTTTACCTTGTTGCATCGCCTCCGCTCTCGGCTGGTCAATAGTCTCAATCTTCTGCATCGGCATCGCGCACCCGGCGATATCGACTTCTCTTCTGTTTCCGTATTCATCGTACTTGCCTTCCCAGACAAGCTCTGTCCGCATTTTTGAAAGCGGATGGGGGTTGTCCGGCCCCCAGTAATCCGGTTTGGTTACTGCTTTCTTTTCCGGTTCGGGCCAGTATTCGTCTTGCTTTTCTTCTTTTAAATTTTCTAAGCTCATGCGTGGCTCTTTCCTGGTTCTATTTTCATTTATTGGCTTCGCTTTTTCCGGTGCAGGTGAATACCCGCCAATATTTTTAATAATTCTGTCAATTTATAATCTCACAGTTCCATCGGAATAAACATTGGGATTTTACCATTATCCAACACAACACCAGTTCCCAATACTGGTCTCGTATCGAAATCTTTAGCGTATTCAAACGCAAAGCTCTTAGTATCAATCAAACATCCGCAGTTCATACCAAACACCAAATCATTATCTGTTGACATAAACTGAATTGCTCCAGTAATATGAGTATGAGCATGAACCACTGACTGCATATAATTCTTTGGCAATCTGGCATGTAAGTACATTCCACTGCTATTAGAGTGCATATATCTTACATTATCTATTTCGTGATGAAAAGCCCATTCCCATTCGTTAGGTAAATTAAACACATTATTTAAAGATGGTAAGAACATATTAGGTATTCCTGCCTCTTTAAACCTTTTCTGAAGGCGCATCTCATGGTTACCCCAGCATACTTTTGCTTCTGGAAATTCATCCGCCCATTCTTCTATCACACATTTGGCTTCTTTTACTTCATCACCGGAAGATTTACCATTAGGGTTTTTAACATGGAGTGACATTCCACTGAAATCGAATAGATCTCCAAGGAACACAACAGTATCACATTTGTATTCCTTATATAAATCAGAACAAAACCGAAGTGCTTTAGGATGAACATACGGGAAATGTAAATCACTGATACAAAGTACATTTGATGATAGTGATTTCTTTCTCTCCTGTATCTCATACTTACACTGTGGACACAACCACCGTTGCTTCCCGTCCCTGGTCCCGTTCTTGTGCATATTCGTCTGACATCTTGAACATTTCATCCGATAAAGTCCTTTGTTTGTTCGTAATTGCTTCTTAGTAAAGATAAAAAATCATCCAATCTGATACATACATAAGGTTCAGAATAACTTTTCTTGAAAAACAAGACAGGTATTTTTAATATTGTCTTTACCATAGTATCTACATTCTTAAATTGTTTAGGTTTCTTTTTATTCAATCTGTCAATCACCTGTTTCATAGCATTGTGAACATTAAGTTTTTCCTGAAACTTACATTCAGGTTCGATATTTAACATTCGTAACGCTTTCTCGCTCAACTCAAAATCAGACCCAGGTTTACCCATACTGGTAGACTTAACATCATTCTCAGTTAATTCAGGGAAGAAATCCAATATAGCTTTAACTATCTGTTGCTGAAAGAGTCTACCTTTCTGCTTCCGAGACTGTGGTGTATTTGCTGTCAAAATACTTCCTCCATTTCTTCATTATTAACAGTGATAATATTACCATCTTTATCTACTTCACCTAAAACAAAAACTTTTTTACTACGATTTTTATCAGTACCCGTAATATCTTTATAATCATCAATTCTTAATGCTATTTGAACTGCATCTTTATGGTTTGCATAAGTAGTATATTTATCATTTTTTATATATGTAAAATAGATACCAGCACCATAACTATTAATATTTCTTGGAGTTGCTATTTCATTAACAAAATATTTAAAATTTGAATTATAAAAAGAACTCCATACACCCTCACTTTCTCGTTTTGCATATTTATAAACAATAATAGGTTTAAATTCTACTTTTACCATCTTATCTTTAAATTGTTCAAATACACAACTTGGTATTTCATCCAAAGTTATTGAATTTATCTTTTTATTACCACTTTCAAAATATTCTATTTTATCTAAAATAAAATATTCAAGAGTTTCAGTTTCCCATTTAAGAGGTTTCTCATCATCAACAATACCATAAAATCCTTGAGTCTGATCTTTAACAATTTCCTCATTATTATAATCAAATTTATTTATGGCTTTAGCTAATTCAAGTAACTGTTTTTGTGGAAAGTCATACCCTTTTTGCTTATATTTAAACAATCTAAACATGCTGATAAGAGGATATTTTGTTCCTTTATTAATACTTATTTTCTTAGTAGCATTATCAACAAAAAAATCTTCATGAAAAACAAAATCATTTATTTTAAAATCATATGCTCCCATACAGACAGTAAAATCATAATCTTTAAATATTTCTTCCGGTGAAGAATAATAACTAAAGAAAATTAATTGGCAAGTTAATTCATTCTTACTAAAAGTAATACTTCGTTTAGTTACAGATTTAATATGTGTACTTGATTTGATTCTCTCTTCATTCATGAAATTTATTAGATCATATTGAGATCTAAAATATGTATCAATATCTTTTATCTCTTCGTCACATATTAAAGATCTGATAGCACCACCAGCTATAATAGCATTACTGTTTTTTAGATGTGTTACCATATCTTCACCTAAATAACTAAATAACTTATGTTTATAATATTGTCTATCCATTATTTCTTAATCTCCTTCCACACTTTAGTTGAATCATCCTGTGTTACCAATTCATATTTAACGTTACCAGTAAGTGCATCAACCTGACCTTGTTTGTATGGGTCCACAACATACATAAAAATCAATAGTGTAACTACAACTCCAATCATAAACCACCCATACCACAATCTAACTAAAATATCACCCATAATCTTATCTCCTTTCAAAAACAACCAAACCTATAGTTCTTTTTATATACATCATCTCTTTTACGATAGTTATACTTTCCATCGGCATACTTCTTCCGATGGTCCTCCTTCTCACATTCAATACACTCATTACGAAGCCAATCCTGTTTAACATAGAAGTATTGTTTTAATCCTTCATAAGTATCAGCCTCATAAACAGTTTTACACGTCACACATTGTTTTTTGACTGTCATTTAATTCTCCAATCATTCTCCTTTAAAGAGGTTAATGTAATATAATATATTTCCGTATAGAAGTTAAGCGTTAAATAAAAAAAATACAATAATCCCTCACTGGTTATCATTTGATAGAAACGATTATTGGTTAATATATTTGGCGTATGTTAGAGTCCACCACTTCAGTTGACTCCAATTGCCAGTGTTGGATAGTCTGAAGAGCGAAAGGACACGTAGGGTTAGATGAAGATGTAAATATTTTACACGGAATAAGACAGCTCTTACATACGAACGTATTAATAGACATAATGTAACCCTTTGATAATGGTTGTGAGTTCATCCTTGTTGTAATTAGTAACTTTTACTGTTGCTTCGGTTCATCTTTATAAAATACTTCCCCGGGTACTCTATCAGTGTAGTAGTCCTCGTCTTCCACTGCTGTTATAGCTACACCGTCTATAATAGATAGAGGATACTTTGGGTGGATGAAATCTAACTTAGTTATGGTGCAACCTGTTAATTCTCCTCTTTTAGCTCTATCCAATTTGGATAACAGTGTTTCTAAGTTACGTCTTGTTAAATAAATTTGCTGCATCATTCACCCACCCTTATACGTTCGGATTCAAAATGTCTTGGAAATTCTCTAACTTCTTCTCCAGTTTCAATGTCTACTAACAAACCCTCAGTTTTGTCTATTGAAATAATTAAAGAATCGTTGACTCCAACGCTTATTTGTACTTTTCTTTCATTCATAAATTCTTCTACTTCTTGAACTATTAGTTCAGGCTCACTATCAACTTTTAAGTATTTTCCCATCATAGTCCTCCTGTGTTATTTACATCTGGCTTATATGTTTCAGTATGATATTTTAAACCGGTTCTTATAATGTCAAACATATAACCAGTCCCATTCCAACGATCCTTTAATAATTCAGCATGTAATCTATTGATCTCATCCGAACTTTTCCAAAAGGTCAAAATAAAATCACATGCTTGATAGAAAGCCCCCACACCCTCAATATGGTGTTTCTCAACACGAGCATACTCATTGCGATATTCCTTATTAGTTTGCATTAAAGGAAACAATAATGTATTCAACTCTTTAGCTACATCTTTTAATTCTCTTGCTAAAGTCATAGAGTATTTAACATCTTCTGCTTTATCAAGATTTTGTGTGTAATCTATAACCAGATTACTTATTTTCCCTTCTGTCATTTCTTGAGCTAAATGAAAATATTTTACTATTGCTTCTATTGAAATTCCTCCTTTATCTATTATAAGCAAATTGTTCCATTCACGCAACACCTTTTCTTTTAAAGACGACATAGGTTTTAACAGTTCACTCGTAACTTCAGATGTCGGAACCCTATGATCAATTGTTAGTTCTGGAGACTCCATTGTTGCTGCTCTAAAGAATAAACCAGCTTTACTCATTTCAAGCGATGCAAATAATCCATACATCCCTTTTTCTTTAGCTTCATTATTACATATATCTAAAGCTAATCCAGTCTTACCTACACCACTCGATGCTACTATTGCAATAACATCTCCAGGAATTGCTATATTTAACCGTTTAGATAAATGGATAAACCTATTCCCAAAAGATATTTCATTATTATTTGTACGAATAGTATACCAAGCATTAGCAGCATCCTCCATTGTAACAATATCTTTATCTACAGGTACTACCTTAACATCACTATTATGATACCTACTAACACTATTACAAATAGTATTGACCTCGGACTCAGGCAGAGGAACTTTATTACGCTCATTGGTAATCGAAACAAGAGCACGTACAATATCGTCAGGAACACCACGAGAATGTAATAAACCACACAGAGAAGTAAGACCGTCATTCCTGTTATGATTTTCTCTAAATCCATTGTATATCCCCTCTACTAGTTCAGGTAATGATGTTTTAGCTTTTCTTACCTCCTTAACTTCTAAGTTGTCCTTGATCAGATTAAGAAGATCCTCATTGATTGTCATATCTGGTGATATCTTATGTTGATGCTGACTCTCTGCATACTTCAGTATCTCATCAACAGTCATGTCCTTCAACTGATTATAACTGACAGGTACTTTAAATAGCTTAGTACTGCCATGACGACTGTTAGGAGTACGTATCACCCTCATCTTATCATAGATCCTATAGTCTAATGACTTCAGTCCTTTAGCCAAATCCAGACATACGTTTTTGACCACATGCTCATAGGTATCTACTTTCACCTGATCCAACTCAGGACACACATACACTACATGGAATCCTTTACCACCAGAGAAATATGCTGAAATGTTAGTTGGTGTGTATGCCATCAGCCTCTCTATTAGCTCTATAGTATCTAACCTTGCAGCACCGACATTCTCTTTGTTGTCAAAATCCCATATCAAGTAATTGGAATATACCGACCCATCGTAAGACGGTTTCCTATCACTGGTATCTTTAAAAAACTCCTTGACTCTATCCTGATGATAAAACACTGAGTTAAACCCATTGATAACGTCTTTACTATAGTAATCAAGTTCATAGATGTGTTTACCAGGGGGCAACTCAACTATATTACCTCGATTACTGATAGAGTTTTTTATTATCTCTACGTTACGGAAATCTGAGATGTTCATATAGTCATTCACTCCTCCTCGATGATTTCAATTGAACCATCGTCAAATAGCGATGGACTGCCGTTTTTATCAATCAAAACAAAACTATCTTTTACAAACTGAAAATATCCAGATGCGCAGTAATTGTGAAACGTATACAAAACCTCTTGCTTCGTATAAACATCTTTTCCGTTGTTATCCTTCATCCCCCAGCACACGCCGAGAGTTGCGGGGTCGATTTCATCAGGTATTACATTACAATAACCATCATTTACATGGTAGATAGTGTCTTTAATACCGATAGTTTCTACACCTTTACTGTTTCGTATAGCTACCTTATCACCATAAGTCCACTTACCATTGTCTAAACGTTTCCCTCTGTATGTAAATAGATTCATTTCTCCACCCCCACCGGTAGCACAAAAAACACTGACGCAAACTTACCTTGAACACCTTCAAGTTGAATGGTACAACTCCATGAGTGAAGACTTATGCTATAAATCTTATACATGGAACCATCCATCAATAATTTAGATGGGTCGTCAGAACCATTCCATTTAATAGCAGCTTCACACACATTCTCTGCACAAAACTCGACCATATCACCTACTTCTATTTTATTTACATCAATAGTATCTTTCATTTTAACTTCTCCCGTATCTGGTTGTAGAGTTCGATTGCTGCCACATAGTTTCCATCAGCTATTAAATCTCCAAGTTGACGTTTAGCACACTTATACAAATCAAACGTAACCTTACATGGCGTACCTATTTTATTATCACACCCATCACAATCATTTATAGTTAATTCACAAACCTCCCTTAGTGTAAGCTCACTCATTTCCTCTTACTCCTGTTAATCCCATTAATCACTTTCTGATAATTCTTCCTCATCTTTGTCATAATAAACTTATGTAGATGAGTCTTACGTTCTGATGGGGTACATGTCTTCAACCACGCCTGAGCACTGTCCCATGTGATCTTAGGATCAAACCCATTCTTAAAAAATGTATCATTGATAAGTTTTCTGTACTCCACATCCTTGATAGCTTCACTGAACCACCAATCTACTAACTTAATATACTGATCCTCTGATACTTTGTTATCAATACATATGTCTTTATTCCAGACAAGACCTGTTACATCTGATACCAACGGTTCTTTCTTCTTTCCCTTACGAAAGAATAGTGTTGGCGGTTGTGTCCCATCCTTTAACATCATAGGTATGAGTATCACTGACTGATACCCTTCCAGGTCGTCGATGGTTGGTACACGTTCGTATTCATTTAGGTTAATCTTAATTGGTTTACTCATTTGTTAGCTCCTTTTTAAAATGGTAAATAATTATCTCTACATTCAACTGAACAGAATCCTTTACGGAAATCCCGTACCTTACTCTTGAACATGAACTTGTTACAAGTGGCACAGAATATCTTACCTCGTAGCATATTCCTAATGATATGTTTCAGATGGAAGTGTTTATATCTCTCAGTTAGAGTATCATTGTATCCCTTTATGTAAGAATTATACTCAGCTTCACTCATCTGCTGGACCGTTGCATCTAATGCTGCCAATGATTCGTCATCCATAGTTTACTCCTTTATATTAGCAATAATGTTAGTTCTGATGAATTTATATACTTTATCGAGTTCTTCAACGGTTAATCTTTGTAATTCCTCATTTATATTTTTAATAAAAGGCTGTCTAATATCTGATACAGTATTTTCTTCGATCATTTTATCTTTTTCCTTTCTTCATCACATACAAAACATTTCAGATCATTCAAGTACATATCTAACTTAATCTGATCTACCCATTGATCACCATATTTTTCTTTCAGTTCTTCTAACGTACAGTAATGATTTCCCTTGCCAGGTCCGATCCTTTTATTAACTACAAAATAATGTTCCCCTGCTCCGTACCGTTTACTCAACTGTGCGTGTAATCCAGTTGCCTCGTCTTTACCCTCAGCTATCTTATACTGATCTAACGGTTTTAATCTGTACCGTTTCTTTAGTTGTTCAGGATTCAGCTTAATTTCATCCTTCAACCAGTTAGTTATCTGTTCTATTGATAGTTTAAGAGATTTACCTTCAAGAGCCAACGGTTTAATATATTTCTCGTAAACTGTTTTAGCAATAGGTGAACAGTCTCCACGCACTATACGGATACCTTTAGCTTTCACTTTACCATCATCACTAACATAGATATATTGCTTCTTTACAAAGTTGTTTGAATCATCTCTAAAGAAATAGATATATTTAATCTTCGATTCAAAAGCAAAACCATGAGTATCTATTCTAATATTCATAGACTTTCTCTGCCACTCAGAAATATAAGCCATCGTTTCTTTTACTTTATATTCACTACCAAAAGGATCTTTAAAGAATATAGAATCTGTATCAGTATATAAACACTCATATCCTTTCTGTTCTAAACAGGTTCTGGCATGAAGAATCGTTCTTCTACCCATTGCTGTAATGTCTGATGCTGTTGTTTCGTTATAAACAGATTTAAACTTAGGACTTCCAGATATGCCAAAAATCGTATTTATCAAGATTTTAATTGCTAATCTCTCTTTTTCATATTTGTTTTTTTCTTCTTGTGGTAATGTTTTATCTTTAATCTTCTCTGTTACCAGTAAACGTTTACCATATAGATCCTGTAATGCTTTCTCTACTTTACCCATCACTCTCGAATATTTACCCTTTAGTCCTTCATGACTATTACCATAATGAGTAGGATAAATTTCAGATCCTTTCCAATATTCTTCATCACTATTTGTTACTGGAGAATATAAGTTAAATCCCATCATCATATGAGGATATAAACTTGACGCATCATATAAATATATGTCACCAGAATCATAATCTTTGTATGGTTCAGCTACAAAACCACCCTCAAATAAATCATCTGTATCTTCCACTGAATCATCGTATTCTTCAGGTAATCCAGCAATATTACAGATACATTTATATGCTGTTGCTCCTGGACGACACACTAACCAACTCATCTTTCTCTGGTTGTTAGCATCCATATATTCTCTGAATCCATAGAAAAAATCATAGTAATATTTAAACAGGTCGTCACAACTCATCAAATCACCAAACAGGTAATCTTCCAATTGCTGATACTCTTCACCTTCGAGTTTATCTTTCTGAAGTAAAGAATAATCAAACTCACCTTTTTTATGTTCCAGATTGAAACGTTCACAGAGCTTTTTAAGTGATCTGTCACCTTGATTGAGATCGAGATACATCATAGACTTTAATCGGTTGTCGGTGATTACATAGGTATCAATGATGATAGTGGTTCCTGGTATAATGAATCCAGCACGTTCCAACACTGGTATATCATAATCCTTAATGTTATGACCAATAATGTAAGGAAAGTAATTTAATACTCTTTGTATCTGTTCACGTTCAGTATAATGATAACAAACATTCTTCCCCTTAAAGTTCCTAAACCCAATATATCTCAACTCGTCCACTTCTGGATCTGGTGTACCTTTAGGACACCACGTCTCAATGTCAAGTACCACATACCTCTCACTTATCTCAACCATGATAATCTCCTATTCAGACAATTTCTGAGCCCAGTCATGACGTTCTTGTAGTGTTAGTGCGTTCACTTCATCACCTAGCTTCAGTACTCTTCGTTGTTTCTCGTTATCTAAATCATATTCCCATATCTCAGGATAATACTTAGTACCTCCACGAGACATCTGTTCTTTCTCAGCTTCCTTTAAAGCACGTAGTTCGTCCTTATAAACACCACTAACGTAACTGTGATTGTATCTTTGAGCAAAACGATACATAGTAACTACATATACTAGCACGATTCCTCCTCATTCAAAATCAAACATAAGATTCCTCCAAATGAAAAAAGGAACACCCACAGCATTATTGCTATGGATGTATCTTGTTAGTTGTTAGTTTAGACTAAGTTTATTTCTTATCCACCATTTTACGAAACATTTCCAACATCTCATCAGCTATATGGCCAGCTAAATATTGGTATAACTCAAACCTATGAGGATCATTTACTGGTATATTATTGAGATGGCCAATAGCATATTCGATATGTCTGAATGATGACTGTTGTTTAAGTTCGTTACGTTCCATAGATTCCTCCAAAATAAAAAAGACACACAGCATATAGCCATGTGTCGGGTTGTTGTTTCAGTTAAAACGGCAGATCGTCGGAGTTACCTTCGGTATTACTACCTACTGGTTGACTCTGCTGACCTTCTCTCTGTTGTGGTATGAAGTCATCAACATATACGGTGAATTTATTACCGTACTTATCTTCTTCTCTCATCTCACTGATGATGAGATTGACATACCCAGCACTGTTTACAAACTGCTGTAACTGCTCTGGTTTAAGTCCGATTCTGATGTTACCGAACTTACCTACTACCTTACCCTTACCTACATAATTGCGTTCTGACATTTCTTAGTTCCTTTCTTTTATTCTGAATTCATCAGTGAATAAATTACCATCTAAATCATTAATACCACAACACTCAAGTGAATAATAAATGTTATTTGTAATGTCTCTTATTTTCCCACTACCAAGAACATTACCAACCATATGTTTTAATACTATAGCCTCTTCCTCACTTAACTCAAGAACAATCTTATACTGTTTTATCGGTACTTTCTGTGCTTTAGCCATTGACTACTTCCTTTCTACGAGAGCTTTAAGTCCTTTGTATAATTTAGTTTGAACATCTTTATCAATCACACTTTCCAGTTCTGTTATCTTGTGTGATAACAGAAAGTCATTGTACTTCTCTTCACCTACTCGAGCTTTAAGCTGTTCCATAGCTGCAAGGAATTGTTGTGATGCTTTGGGTTGTTTCTTCTCAGGAACCTTACCAGAACACAGCCACGCTTTGATTTCTTCACCGAAAGATTCATCTGGATATTGTATGATCCTGTCTTGAAATTTACCTGTACGATCTTTGATAATAGTACAGTAATGTTCTGGATTGATCTCAAAAAGCATATCAAATTCATATTCGATATTTTTCCCTTGTTCTGGTGATAAACCCACACGAATCGGTTTTGTTTTACCTGACTTTTCATCCTTTTCTTGCACCCATTCAGTTTTACTTCGCATTGTTGCTATCACATGTCCAGGATAATCGAGAATAGCATCAACTAATTTTCGTTGTTTTGGGGTTCCTTCGCTCCATGCAGACCATGTATTACCACGGTATTTAGCTTTTGCAACCATATCTATCTCTTCAAGTAATTCCTGCCATGCATGAGATAACGAGTCAATTATAAGCACATCATAACCTTCTTTACCAGCATCCTCAATCAGAGAAACATATTCATCAATATTCTTTTTATTTAAATCACAAGTATCGAACTCATGATCATCAGCATATTTACTGGCAGATCCTCTTTCACTGTCAATCAATGCTATCTTATTACCCAGCCCTTTAGCAATGCGCAAAGCCGATTTTGTTTTACCTGATCCAGACGGGCCAAATAAAGCTATACGTGCCTTAGCCTGTTCTTTCGTTGCTTTCTTAAACTTACTCATACTAACTCCTCCTATTAATTGTTAAAATTACTGTTCGTTACTTAGTGTCAAAATTACAACCGGTGGTTCAATATCCGGCCTCTTTAAGCGCTTTTCTGATAGCCTGACAGGTAGGGTCTAATGACATATAATTACCACACCCTTCACCGTAACAGGTATCCATCCTTGTTACAAAACCTGCTCTTGTATCATATAACTCTTCTCTGTCTTCAAATGTAACCTCTACAGTTACGGGTTTAAATGTTTTTTTCACTTCCTTAACTTCCACTTTCATACTTTTTCACTTACCCTTTCTGTTAACTGCTTAACTTCTTTTTCAAATTGTGATTTGATTGTATGTAAATATAATAAATGTTTAAATATTTCCCAACCGGTTTCTATCATTTTTTTAGGTACTGGTATTAATGATACGAGATTAATATCATCAATCACCTGATCAATATCTTTATTTACTTTAACAATCAAATACCCATCTGGTCGATAATTGGTAGCTTCTCTGATCAAATGATCATAAGCACCAAGCTGGATGATATTAGAAGCCCATATACCCTTAGATGATTTAGTATCATTTAATAATACTGGTTTTTCCATACCAAGCCCACATAAATATGCTGCTACAACTTCATTTTCAACCGTACATTTGATCTTTTTTGTCTCACACTGATAGATGTTATCTGGACATCCGCCAAACTGATACTCTTCAGACACCAAAGCAATCTCGGATTCAAGACAAGTTAAAGCCAGATCCGATTCTAACTGTTTATACTTATCTACTGCTTTCTCAGCAATAAGAACGTCTTCGAATGACATCTTACTTGTATCTTCTTCTGGTACTGGAGCGTTATAAATAAGATGCTCAATACACAGATGAATGTAAGTACCAAGATCACAAGCCTTATCCCGTTTTTCATATGGATCTATACCTTGTTTCATAGAATTATAAATCCATCTCATTAATATTTCTCTATTCCAACCCAAATTCCCAATGATGGTTGTTACAGAGCTTACTCGTTTACCAGATTTATTTTTATAAACTTGTGTAGGAATAACACACCTCCTATTTATTAAATAATATATGATATAAACAAAACCAAATCGTATTAACAGTGAAAATAATTATAAATCCTTTGAATGAAAATAATCCTGTATCAGTAATAATAGGATAACCACATATAGCAGTTACAAAACCAATTATAGCTGAACCAATTAAAAGTCCCAACATATTACATCCTCCATATTCCAATAAGTAATGTAACAACAATCGATATTAAACTAATAAGTGTAATGATTCCTGAAATAACAAACAGTTTTGAACTACTTATTATTTTATCACTTTCGTCTCTAACCACAGTATCGAAATCAACTCTCATCAAGAACAAACTAACTAAAAACACCACTACTTCAGTTAAAAATATTTTACCTAACAATCCTATTTCCATTATTCACTCTCCTTGTATCTTACGTTAAAATAAATCGTGTATGAAAGTACACACCATAACTGATAATCCGCTTATAACAGTTATATATCCTGTTACAGTAAATATAGTATCGTTTTTGTCTTCGTTGATTTTACATATTATAAAAGACGGAATAAACAAAACCATCGAAATCAGGAAGATTTTATCAAGTAATGACATATTTTTTCTCCATTTCGTTTACTCATCCCCATCCATAATATCCTTCGTATCCATAGATATCTTTCCATTACCAAGTCCTATGTTTTTCGTGGATTGTTTCCACGCCGTCATAATCAGTAATTTCCCATTCTATTCCGTCAGGGATTTCGACGACTTTTAATTTAGAACAACTACTATTAGCTTCATCTTTCAAAGTTTCAACGGCTAATATTAAATCTGGATCGGTCCTATTATATTCAGATTCGAACTTTTCCGAATATCCAAAATAAATATCGTAAGCAGCATTAGCATATTTACCAGATAGGATTTCATCTAATTCAGCCTTTGCCTGTTCGTTACCCCTTTCAGCCATAAATTCTACAGCTTTTCTACTAACACTAAAACCGCCAAAACATTTATTTACTACGATTTTCATTTAATCATCTCCTCTATAAAAATGTTCATCAAACATCAGTTCCTGTACTTCATCTTCATCCCCACTCATAATATCCGATAAAAAATTATGAAGTGAAAGATCTTCTGTTATTGTACAATCTACACTACTCATTACTCTACCACCTCACTTTCTATTGGTACACGTATCGTTTATTATAATATACAGTTAAATTTATAGAATGGCAAGAAGATTATTTAAAAAGACGTTCAATAAACCAAGGAACACTTTCATCATTGAATATTGTTACCTGGCCAATAATCCCTTTATCGTTCTCCTCTACTTCTTCGATTCCCCAAAACTCCCCTTTGAATGGGTTTGGTTTGTTATCTTTGTTTTGAGTTAAAGAAAAATTAGTGGCCTGTTTTGTAACCTCAGACTTCTTGATTGCTTTAACTGATAGATTACTTGATTCTCTCACATACCTGTTCCTATCGGATTTGGAAGCAAATACGTATACGATAGTATCATTTGAAAAACCCCATGATGTACTACTACCATGTGCTGATTCTGCTGAAAAATACCTTTTCATTTTGTTTTCTCCTTACCTATCTCCAAAAATTTAATCAGTTCTTTATTGTTTAAATATCCACACTCAATTTCACACCACTCATCACCTAAATTTGGACACGATTTATCTTTTTGGTATCCTATAGTTTTTTGAAGATGCTTTATATTCATATTTCCCCTGTGTTTTGTTAATTAATAAACAAAGCATTTTTTAACATTAATATTAATATCTCTGTTGTTTATAGTCATACCATATGGCGACTCTATTTCAAATAATATTTCAGAATACGTCCCAATAATTGGGAACGTTTCTATTGCTGCTTGGAGTGTCGAGAAGGCATATGTTACCAACTCGCCATACGGACCCTTTTTAACGACTGTTATTATTTCCATTTTTCTTTTTCTCCTTTTAATTAAAATTCAGTTTCAACATAATTTATCCGTTTATCGTTTTCGTATAATTCCACTTTGGTATCATATCCAAAGTCAAAAGTGAATCGTTATTGGAGTTATTAACAAGTTATAAGTGATTAGTGTATTAAGAAATTGTTTTCCATTGCTTCAGTAAGCGTATCATAGTATTTTACTCCCATTACTATAAAATTGCTTTCATTGCGGGTTTTTTCATTGTAACAAATGATTTTAAAATCTTTATAAGCATACAGATATAAGGGAAAATACTGTGTGTATTTGTCATCAATTACTATTATGTTGTCTGAATCTGGCCTTTTGTAGATACGATATTGTTTTTTATCATGTTCGATTATAATACAAGTCTTTTCGTATACATACGTTTCCGGTTTATTGAGAATAGTGTTAAAGTTTTTATACTCTCTTATTTCTCTGATTTTTGGAAATAGAACCGAAAGTATATCTTTTGTAAACTTCACAGTGGAGTAGTTTTTGATGGTGAATATCCCATCTGTTATAATTCTCGTTCTCTCATTGTATACTAATATAGTAGAATTTTTATAAACTTTCTGTAATGTTTTTTCGTCTAATAATTTTATATACATAATATGACTCCTGTATATTGATGTGATTTAAATAGTGATAAGTCGGTATGTGTCTTGAAATTTTCAAGACACTTTTAACTTACTCCTTATCAGTTAATAACTTACGTAAACGTATTCACCCACTATGTTAAATGAGTGAATTTTGTTCACAACATGATAACAGTCTATCATTGCATTAAGATAGATCAACATATATCTACTCCTATTCAATATAGTTTATTAAATCTTCGTCTTTAGTATTTTTCGGTGCTGTATATTGACCGATGTGAACATATCCATTCTGTTCTGGATTATATTCATACACAGTAAATATTTTTAATAACTTTCCATTTAATCTAATGAGTTGAATGTTTTCAATTCTATAACAACTCATAATCTCTCCTATCTGTGTGGTTAGTTGTTAACCATTTCGTAATGGGTAAATGCCCATTTACGTGTAATTTCTTGCTCATCTGGATCAAGAATATCTGCACCGACATAAAGCGGTGTAATTCGCCTGGGCGAGGCTTTTTTGCCATTGATGTACAGGTAACCGGCTTTTGTTATTTTAATATCTCTGTTCATAAATCCTCCAATTGAGTTTGATTTGTTTTGTTTACTCTTTAGTTTAATTTTACCACTCCAGTATTATCGTTTTGAATATTTCGTTACTATCTACCGTTACTTTAAACTGCATATTTTTACCCTTCAAAAACTTCACAATATCAGATATATCCGAATCTGAACTATATCTATATGCAGTTGTGTATTTGCCCTGTCTTGCTGCATATTGAGCGTTTAACAATATGTTGGATAATGTTGATTCTATCTCATTTCTATTTGAATGGGATGCTGTTACGTGCAATCTTGTTGCTACGGGATTACAGCCTGTCACTGCCAATAAAATGATGATAGTGATTATTATCTGTTTCATTTTCTCCACACCTCACAATATAGTTTTGATATTTGGATAACCATTCACAACCTTTTAGTATTCCATGATCATCATTTAGATTATGAACCAAACATTTAACTGTATGTATTAGATCGTAATAGTCTGCTTACTGTCTCAGTTATTTCTATCATATTTCCTCTTCTTTCTCATTTGGATCTTCTTTTTGATTAAACATATAATGATCTGCCATAATACACGAACATTTATTACAGACATATAAATATATTTCTTTTGTTTCTGAATAATAGTTACCTCTATCTTGAACTGTGAATGGTTGTTTAATTTGAGTAAAATCATCTTTATCACTATTCAAACAAGCTGGACATACCATAGTATTAACTCCTTACCATTAAAAATGAAATGATGCCTAATCCACAACCAATTAGTGAACCGGATAGTAGTATGATTAGAAAGATAATAAGAGATAAGAATAGTTTATAGATCATCTGGCAACCCTTTCAATATATATTTTGAGTTTTTGTTTACTCATTTCTTATACTCCCGTTAGATTATATATTGGTTTATATGGATTATCATCTACATAACCAACAATAACACAATTAATTTTTGTCCATTCAAAAAAATCTATTAAGTTATCAAATATTGGTGAGACTGCACAAAAATCGCCATTATGAAGAAAATCTCCTATTTTACCAGTTATTTTATCTTTACATTGTACAGCATCATAGTAATTAATGGTTGATTGTTTCATGATGTTATTTACTCCTGTTGATTTTTCTGCTTAATTGTTGTTGTTTACGTTTATTCTTTTTAATGTGTTTAGGTTGAATTCTATTAGTATTTCTTTTTCTAAGACGAGAAAAACTTGTCTGATAAGGTGATTTGTTCGTCAAATGGGAACAATCCCACTTTATATAGTTTGTTATCGGAAATGAATTATAATACATCATACTATACTCCAAATTTCATGTAGTTTCTGGCTTGTTCTGTATTTGTAATAAAGGGAAGTATTACCGTGATCATTAACCCATAGTATTTCCCCCGCATAATCCTTTGGTACTTCTGATAAATCAGATACTTCTAATCCATCAAAACTACAATTAATAGCATCTTCGGATAACCAAAATCCATAATCTGAACCATCGCCAGGATGAGAACCGAAGTAAAAGTATGGCGGCGCAAAGTTATTAAGAGCATCAAACAGATCTTCATTGATGATATAAGATACAGTTTCAAATATTGATTCTCTTATTTTTTTATGATGATCTTTCCATAGCATATCTTCATACTCAATCAGAAAATCTCTGTATCTTCTGGCATCGACACATATTGTTATATAATCAATCTCCTTATTCTTTTTAGCTAAATATTCCAAAGCATTTGAAAAGCTATCCAACAAATCAACATCTCTCATAGTTCCATGAGAGATTGATCCGATGATATATGTACGTTTGTGGTAATACGTACCATTTATTTCTTTATATCCTATCATTTTATTTACTCCTGTTCTAAATGTTTCTTTATTCTTCTTCTGATTCTTCTTTATCTGCTAATATATCGTAATAGTCGTATTCACTTCTTTTCTGTTCGAAGTTAAGCATATCTAGTTCTTTGAGATAGTCTTGTATCTGTTTGAATACTCCATCATTAGTAACATCAAACCCTACTCCACAAAACCAATCAAGGTATACGTATTCAATAGCACCATTGTCATAAAATCGTATTTCATCTGATGGACCTCCATACGATAGTTGATACCTGAAATAATCTTGTTCTGTATCTTTGTCCAGTTCTACGTAATCGAATGATAAACCATACTGATTGAATCTTTCTATATATTGTTCCCTTATATCATCTTGTAAGGGACTGGAAAGCATATCGAAAGTATCGTCATTTGATAAATTATTTTCTTCTTTCTCTTCTTTGATTTGATCCAGTATGTCACTATCCATATCTGAATCAGATAGTAATTTTTCAACGGTTAGACTATTAGGGTTAAGATACATATTCAGTCTATCTCTAACATTATCAAGACTATTACGTCCTTTTTGTTCCAGTGTATGGTCTGAATTATCATTGAGGAAATTGATTGAGTAATACATAATAATAACTCCTTATTAAAAGTGAATAACTGGCAGTAATATAATTGGTTGATAAAGGTAAGGCAAGATTATTCTATCACTTCCTTTTTTATCAGTTTGATATTGATTATAGCACACATAGGACAGTTTTCTGCTAACAGTATGCTATTGATATTAGCTTTCTTGCTGGTGCCTGTTACTGTCAGTTTGGTAGTACCTTTATCATGTTTAAGAGTAATTTGATGAGTGTACAGAGTCATAGTTGTTACTCCTTTATTGGTTGCGGATTATAATCTGTACCAAAGATGAAATCAGTACCGAAATACTGAACCATATCATATACGCAATTTGGGAAAGATTCTATCCAAGTATCAAAAGATTGTCCGGTGAAAGATTCAATATCTGTTTTACTTGCCCAGTCATCAAACATATCTATCAAATCTTGTTTTGATAGATATGATGAGCCGAATAGCTTATTACCATGTTCATCTTTCAAGTAAGTATCATATATGAAATAATACTCATCTTGCCCACAATATTTATTTTTTTTCCATATCAAACCATATTCAAAAAGAGATACTTCAATTGATGCATCAATTCCAGTATAGTTTTTATAAGATTTCCAAGTTTTCATAATTAACCCCCTTATAATCTATCTCTATAGTTTCTGTAATTATCTTAAAAATAGAATTTTTATATCTGTCACATTACAACCGACATCAGATAAACAGTTGTTTTTCGCAAAATAACTGTCTGTTCCGTATTCTATATTGTAATCTGTAGCGTTATACTCTTTTTTATAACGCTCCAATTTATTGACAAACTCTTCAAAATATTCTTTGTCTTCTTCATCTATTACCGACTCATGATCATTGTTGATCAATGCCGGCAATAAATAAGACGGAAATTTGTATTCGTGTGTTTCGACGAGTTTCATATATAGCCTCCATTAATCAATGTGGTAAATCAGAATAGTTTCCATGATATATAATGAATTAAGATATTTTCAACTCCGGTTTGGAATCGTATATTATATGTGACTCGCTAAATCGTTCACCTTTATTTATGGTGAACGCAACAATATCATCATGAATATTTTTTAATTGATGTATTCTTCTTTTTGCATCTTCAATCATTGTTGGAAGACTATTTCTTCCATCAAGAATAAACACGCTATCTGATCCAAGCATTTCGGTTTTCGAATTTGAATCTAATGCTCTATAGAACTGAACATAGTATTTCATAAGACTACTCCTGTAACATAATCGGGCAAAATGCCCGAATTTTGGTGATAATCGGATACTGATAAGTCTATATGTGTCTTGAAATTAAGTGGTATTTCAAGACACTTTATTGCATATTTGCAATACTTTTGTTTCTAATTCACTTCCAACAATCAGGATTCATACATTCCCTTTTCAGAATCCAACATAAATATAACCGTCTTTATCAATTCCATTATACCACATAAAGTCATAACCAATAAGACTAATATTAAAATTAATCTTATTTCTATTTACCAGTATATTATTGTAGTAATAAAGTATCATACTGTTCCCTTTCTCATTCCCATAACTTGATATCTCTGATAATCCCTTTCCACCTTACGATTATGGTTAGTAATTCTTCTCTCTATCACCTCACTACTAAGTGACTTCTTATAATCCACTATACCGAACTCCTTACTTCCCCTTACCTTATCACCCTTGACAGTAACCCTTCTTTTCATGAGATTCCTTCCATGTTGAAAGTGTGAAGTAATTATTTAAGACTATTAGTATCCTACGTAAACATATTCACCAATCAAATTAAACTGATGAATTCTGTTTACAATGTGACAATAGTCACATAGACAGTTAAGATATATTATCATTCTTAACTCCTATTTTATGTTTAGGATTAAGACACGGTCATAATAGAGCTCAATTCCCCATACTGGGCGTGAGCTCCATCATCATACACGTAACCTCTACCGCTACGTGTATAATACAGACTTTCGTCATATTCCAGTTTTTCATCTATCATCTTGTCAACATTTCTCGACAAATATACTAGCTTTCCCCACTCCTCATTGGACTCAATTACAGCAAGTCCAATTTCCAATAGTGCATCATTGGGCAAATCATTCCAAGTTTTCATTGGCCAAGCATCAACCAATGCTGTCAACCCTATTTGGATTATCTTTTGTTTCGACAAATTACAACACATTTTCTCTCTCCTTCTCCTTTGATTATTTGTTTATTATTTCACTTATCAATGATACCTTAATGTAGAATGGATTAAGACTCTCTAGGGGTGATCATCATAAGAAGATCACCCATTTCATCAAAAAGATAAGTTCCGCACCCAAGTGTAAACTCAATGCTGTTATCTGAGGTAATAACAAACTCTCCCTTAATGTTATCTCCCTTTGCATAGGGAGATTTCTCTAACACCTTTGCTATTTTCTCTATAGCTGTTTTCGTTTTCATTTTTACTCTCCTATCTGCATTTATTGACTTTAGACAATTGTAGTTATTTAACTACAGTTGCATTAGAGAAGCGGTTTATCGCTAACCGCCAAACGACTCAAAGTATAGGTTAACGTACTATACACGATATCGCTTGTCATTAATAGCCTATCCTTGACTACCCGCTACAAGCTCTAAGCTCACTGTCAAGTTGTGGTCTGGAAGTGATTGCTCACTTAATGTGCTGACCATTCTGGCATACAAGATTGTCAATGAACCGGATAGTTTACCAGTATCTGAGAACTGGCTATCGTGACTATCGTGTCACTCTACGCTTACTTTAGTGGTTTAACGTCTCACTGCGACGACTTCTAATAGCGGAAAAAGCTGGAATTGGAAGACCTGGGTCGATGGTGAATTTGAACGTTCGATCGAGCGCCGCGAGGGGGGAGGCCTACTTTACAAATCCCCACCAGAAATCACCACCTTCTATACAACCCTCCAACACATATCCTCTTACCATCTACCACTTTACACCAACTCTATGTCAGAAATATCCCATATTTTTTCTGACAACTTCTATAAACCACTACCTTAATTCACCTTCCTAAACCTATATTTATCAATATGATAACATATCTTCTTATATAGTAACATATCGTGTGTTACTATAGCAGATTATATGTTACCGACCAATCCTACCACTAACTAACAGGAGTTGTCAATATGCTATCTATTGAATTTTTTAGTAGGTTATTCCAGGATCTGACTTCTATACAGGGAGATCTGTCAGCATGTATCCATGTTATAGATACTTATTTAGCATCTACCAATGATCCTATACTGCTAAAAGATCTGACGGTGATGAGATATATGTTTGAGGAAATGAGAGGGTAATTTACCCTCCCCACTGTTATATGTTTTAGCAAGATAATTAGCAGGTTGTAATAGTTTTTTCATTCATAGATTTAGAATAATAGTAAAAATATTTATTCTCATAACATTCAACAGCAGTATCATAACTGTCGAAACTCCATGCGTATGTACCAAAGTCCTCATCAGTTGGTCTAATCTCATGTTCTTCAATTACTCTACCAAACATCTCACTTTCTTTAGCAATTCTTATTTTCCAGACTTCGTATCCAACTACTCTGTCAGCTTCTATAGACGTGACTCTGTACAACGCCACAAACTCATTCCTTGCTTCAAGATCATACATCATACCTTTTCTTTTGAACTGCTCTGGCAACTTAATCATAATTTCTCCTATTTTGTGTGTTGGTGGTATGTATTTTATTATTTAAACATCTAAGGGTATATAAGACTACCCCCGTAACATAATCGAGATAAATTACTTACCCCTCTATACTAATATAGTTAAATACTTTATAGAAGTCAAATTAATTTAGCAGTAATAAGAAATATTTATAAAATAGAAGATTTTTCTTTACTTCTATACTTTTATTCGTTATATTGTTATTATTGAGAAGCAGATAAGGTGAAAGTCCCGTAGCCGTATCGTAGTATAAGGTATTGCAGCTACAAGTTAAGCATCTTCTCCGGCTGGAAAACCAGGTCGTTAGTTTATACCCATGTATAGACAGGATAATCGTGTAGAGTCGATCCCATAGGTCTGTCAGTCTTTCTCTCAATCAGCACTCCTATGGAAGGTTTCCCCCGATCTGGCTACACGTTCCGAGTGAGATAATCTTGGTTTAAAATGAAGAGAAAGAGGTGCAGGAAAAAATATTTTATTTTTTTTTGTCAGTTGACCCACCGGTGTAGGGGTTTTTTGAGTCTGACAAGCAGACATCAAAACCCTGAAATAGAAAAATAATTTTTTATCAATATATTTTAGTAATGTGTTAAGATTTACCTTTACTTCTATAAAATAAAAACGTATATTAGATATATCAACAATACAAACAACAATTTCGAGAAGGGGTACAGGATGTCTGCGAAGAATCACAGAAAAGGACGTAGATCAGAGAGAAAACCAATAACCGACGAATTGTTAAATTATGAAGAGTTATTAAGCAGGAAGAAGAGAATAATAAGAAATGCTGGAATATACTTTTTGTTTAAGTATGATAAGATAATATACGTAGGTCAGACGATAAATGGACTTAGAAGAATATATGATCACCTTGATAAAGGGTTTACTAGTTACACATTCATATCATGTAAGAGGAAGGATTTGAATAGAGTAGAAGCTCAATATATCAAAATGTTTTCACCTTGCTACAATATAGTTCATAACGGTAAATATCTTTATGAGATAGAGCTTGAAGAGATGGAAAGAAAGAACCAATTCAAAGAGGTTCCTAACAAGTGTATGGATTGTAAGACTGAGTTTGATATCAGGGATAAAGTATGTCCTGGTTGTGGTGGTCGTAACATCAGACTTGGCGGTAGATTCAAAGTAAGCAAAGCTAAAGAACAGCTGACAGAGGAGCTGGTGAATGAGTAAACAACTACTATTCTCGGTAACTAGAGATGACTGTGTGTTTGAAACCTTTAGATCGGGTGGTAAGGGTGGTCAACATCAGAATAAAACAGAATCTGGTGTACGATGTAGACATCCTGAGTCCGGTGCTGTTGGTGAATGTAGAAACTATAGAGAACAGCATCGTAACAAAGTTGAAGCGTTTAAACGTATGGCCAACACAATAGAGTTCCAAATGTGGAGAAGACGTAAAGCTAGAGAATGTTTAGAGAAGATAGAGTTTGACAGAAAATTAGATCAGATGGTAGAAGATTCTATGGTAGAAGAGAATCTCAGAATCGAATACGGTCCATTTGATAACCTAACTAAATATGATGATTAGAGGTAACAGATGAGTCTAAGTGATTGTGAAAAATGTTGGAATACACCATGTACATGTGGATATGAATACAAAAAATATTCAACAAGTTTCCTTCTAACACTGAAGGAAGTAATTGATAAAGAGTTAGATGATAGAAAGAATCAACATAACGAAGACATCAAACCAGATACTTCGGCTATATTGAAAACTGAGTATCTGACAGTTGAAGGGATAAAGGAAATCTACGGAATTGAGGTAACAGATGAGTAACAATATAGACGAGCTGTTATACTATGATGACAGGGTGTTTAAATATTTAGAGGATGAACCCTGTACTCACCCAGGATGTAAGTCACACATCACTCATCCGTGTGAAGGGTGTGGTAAACAGTGGGGTACTACAGAGGATACAGATGACAACAACAAGGAAGAAGTATTCGACTGTGACAGTTGGATAAAGTGGGTTACTGAGTATAAAGAAGTGAAAGAAAGAGAACGGATTCTTATACACGAAGCGATAGAAACAGGGCTAATTACAGATGTTAAGCACTTAATATCTCGATACAATCAGATGGTGAATAAGTCTTGACTTCTATAAAAAAATCCCACATATTATAATAGACGGTTCGATTATGGATCGTTTATTTTTTACCTATTCATTTAAGCGTTTAAGGAGAAAGAGATATGAAAGCTCGTAAGAAACCAGTGGTGGTTGATTTTGAAGTATGGTACGAGGATAATGATTCTATAGAAGTAATGGAGAGATTTATAGGTGATAGTACTGGATGGTCCGTTAATAGGAGAGGAAATCTATTGATTGAAACTCTTGAAGGCGAATACATTGCAAGTAAAGGAGACTACATTATCAAAGGTGTGAAGGGTGAGTTTTATCCGTGTAAACCTGATATTTTTGCTAAAACTTATGATATTCTGGAGGAATAATGGACAGCCATAAGAAAACGTATAGACGTGGAGCTTCATTCTACGTCTGGCACTGTAAGAACGGCGGCAAGACCCCATTCTGTCAGCATGTAAGTCGTTGTAAAGGTACTCAGTGTGAACAATATAACGTAGCAAGTGAAGACTCTGCTGCACTTGATAAAGAATTTCGTAAAAGAAAGGGAGAGTAGGATGACATTAGAAAGTTTGTTACCGGCGTATAAGTTTTGTGGTGATAATGGTTTGAAAGACGAGAAAGAGAAGATCAGAGAGCTGTTAAATATTTACATTAATTTGGCAATCAAGGAACATCAGGCAGCTTTGGATAAACTCACATCTATACAGAATGGTTTACCTAATGAAAAAGAAACAGAAATTACTCCCACCGTTTAGCTTCACTGTAAAGGACCCGATATTCTTCGGGTCTTTCTTTATCATCTTCGCTGATAGTCAACAGTGTAGTGATATCTTCTTTAAGAGATATAAGCTGAGAGATGATAGTATAAATGATAGCTTTAGTGGGTTGACAGTCGAAGTAAGTAATGGTATATGTAGTGAAATAGTAGTGTGGTTTAATGAAGCTAACGGTAACTTTAGAATTGACAATCCGAATGATGTTGGTACTATTACCCATGAGTCATTACATGCAGTATCTAAGGTTCTTATTAACAGAGGTGTTAAGATGGTATGTGAGTCAGAGGAAACGATTGCTTATTATCACACCTGGTTGACGACAAAGATACTTAAACGGTTGGAGAAGAGGAAGTGACAAAAAAACGTAATTACAAAGACGAATATGAGAAGTTTCAGGCTTCTGAGAAATCTAAGAAAGACCGCGTATCCAGAAATAAAATACGAAGGAAGTATCTTCGTGAGGGTAAAGTTAAAAAAGGTGATAAATCGGTTGAGATAGATCATGAAAATGGTAACCCAAGGGACAACTCAGAAGATAATTTGAAAGTAATCAACAGAAGTAAGAACAGAGCTAAACATTGAGGATGTATGTATAACGAGAAACAGATAGAAACAATTAAAAAAGACGTTAAAGATATGTCGGTTGCGGTTATCGAATATCTAAGGCAGTGTTTGTGTGATGAGTATATTGCTAACACTAACGAAAAGTCTAAACTATACACTCTTGAATCATGGAGTGAAACTAATCAGTGTTTAAGCAAGTCGTTTGGGTGTAGATATAACGATACAATAATGAAGTTTGAACTTAACATTGAAAACATTAATACAGGAGATGAGTGATGGAAAATTATTCGCGTATGATAGAACAGGAATTAATAAATAATTATAAGGATTATGAACTATCTGTCAAAGATGCAGCATTGGCTGTTAAAAATAAAGAAATAGAAGAGAAAAACAACACGATCAAACAACTAACAGAGAAACTTCAGCTGTTCCAGTCACAGTATCAAGACTATAAAGCAACCTGTACTAAGATAATTGACGACCAGAGAGCTGAGAATCTGGAGTTACAGGAGAAGAACAGGATACTAAGTCAGTTAAAAGATGTTAATGTTAAATCAATACAGGAACTATGTAGAAAAGTGCTAGATAGGGACAAAAAGATCGAAGAGCTGTCAACCAAATTAGCTGAGGTTGTTGTGGGTAACAAAAAACATGACGATGAGGTTGCGTATTGGAAAGATGTTATTGATCGAAAAAACGACTACATGGATGAATTGCATGAACAGATAGAAGAACTCGAATCAATCATCGAAGGACAGAAAGAGAATATTGCTGATCTGGAGAATGAGGTTAAGAAGCTGAAAGACAGACTCTCACCTGCTTCTGATAAAGCAGTATCTAAAGGTCCAGATAAGATGCCAGACTATGAGGGGTTTAGAAAAATCGCTGATGAGGCTCAGAGAAAGATGATGGAAGAGCAGAAAAAATGGGATGACGAAAAGATAAATAACATCAATAGAAAATTGTCTATACCAGCATTCAAATTACCAGACGATTACGCTAAAGGTATATGGGAGGCGTTCTTCAATGAATGAACAAAACGAAAAAATATGGGATGAATACAGTAAACACCACCGAAAATGCCCTAAGTGTGGTAATGTTGATATTTTTCAAACAGCATGTGGTTATCTGTTGCCACCAGATCTGAATGAAGCAACATGTCTTACTAAAGGGTGTGGATGGATAGGAACTGTGGATGATTTGAAATGAATAATAACAAACGTAAAACTCCAGTTAAGAAAAAGGCTTCTCTAACAAAGAAGCCTATTAAAAGGCCATCGAATTTAAAAGATGTTCAGTCTGTGGATTTTGAACAATTAGCGAAAGAATACAAACTTACTGAAATGCAAACCAAGTTTGCTTTTTTCTTTGTCTTCGTAACTAACCTTAACGGCCCCGCTGCTGTAGAGTTGGCTGGTTATAGTCCTGGTAACTATGATGACTACGATGAACGTACCAGAGAGTATTACGAGACACTGGTAAGAAAGCAACAAGCTAAAACACTCCTAGACAATCCAAAAGTTCTCACACTAATCACCAAACTACGTGAAGACCTCAATAACCAACTCATAGTTGATAAGCTGTATGTCTTGTCATGGCTGAAGCGGTTAGTTGAGGATGAGGCTACTGCTGGTAATGTGAGACTTAACGCATTGACTAAGATTGGTGAGACTATGGATATGTTTGGTAAGCGTGAGGTTATTGTGGATGAACGTGAAGATCCTGCTAAAATAGCAAGAGAGGCTTTTGAGAGACGTAAACAACAGGCTAAGGAATCACCTAACGTAGTTGAGTTTAAGAAAGAGGAAGCTGTATGAAAATAAATGAATCGGTACTTCAAAATGGTGATATATTCTTCACTGCTGAAAAGAATATCGTGAGTTGGTTGGTTCGGTTTTTTACTAAGTCAAAAGTGTCACATTGTGGACAGTTGATGGATATTTTCAATGATGGTAGCTTCTATCGTGTGGAGATGACAAAGGATTTTTTTGGCAAAGAGGACTTTAAAATATCCGTACCAGTTACGTTCGAATCTAAGAATATTGTCAGTATTAAGCGTGTGAATAAGTATTGTCATGTTTATGATACTGAAATCAAGAGAAATATATTCAGAGAACGTATGCTTAACTGGCATAGGAAACAGGAGTTTGGGTATGATATCAAAGAGCTTCTTGCTAATCTACCAATAATTAACAAGCTGGCTAAAGATACTAATAAGGAAGATAAAATATGTTCTCGTCTAGTTCTCGACAATCTAGTGATTGATGGGATGGATGAGATTGGGACGAGCTTTGGGGAACTTGTTACACCAGATGAGCTGTACAAGTGTCCTTATTTAGTAGAAGTAGAAGGATGGAGAGCATGAGAGAGAAAGACTGTTTTGGAAATGATATAATCTATCAGTTAAAGCATGAAAATGATATGTGTCCTAAGTATGAAATAGTCTTTATTGATGATCTTAAAACTGGTTTTGGTGAACATAAAGATTTTAACAAGTTCCAAATAGATTCCGGTGGGCAATATACTTATGTTTCTATTGATGTGTGTATTGAGATGTATAAGTATCTCAAAGAGAGAGGTTTAGTTAAGGAGTAGGATATGAGAGAGTTTAAGAGTGGGCTTATTAAGGATTGTGCTAAAGAGATAGCAGATTACGTGTTTGGTTACTGTGGTGAGGATGTGGATATCATGGACCTTGCTGAGATTATTAATATCAACCTGGGATTCTATATTGACGATTCTAGGGCTATCGAAGGTAACTTTGATGATTTCGAGGAGGATATGTTAAATGGCTAAGATACAAAGTGGATACGGTGGTTTGGGGGGTAGAAGTAGTGGGAAGAAGGGGCTGTATGGAGGCAGATCTTCTGGTAAAAAATTAATGAATGGAGGATTCAATTTTCAACCAACAGTTACATTTGAGAGTATTAGTGAAGAAGATTGGGATAGGATATTCCCTAACAGTTACAAACCGAGTTGGATGAAGGATGGTAGTGAAGAGTAGTTTAAATAGTTAAACGCATGAATAACAATAAAAAACGAAAAAATATATTCTACAGTAATTTATTTACTGTAGAATCAATTGCTTATTATCAACAGAATATAATAGCACATTCAGAGGATATTGTATTCAAGAACGATCCTAAGTGGTTTCTTTCTGATCAACAGAAAGAAGGTTTGTTAGCGATACAAAACAACGATCGTGTTGCTATAAAGTCGGGGAAAGGACCAGGGAAGACGGCCCTTGTGGTGAACGCAGTCCTATGGTTCATGAACTGTTTTGAAAATCCGAAGGTTCTTTGTACAGCACCCACTTACGGAACCCTAAAAACTGCTCTTTGGGCCGAACTTTCTCTATGGTTATCTCGATCATTAGTTGAACCGATATATGAGATAACAGAAAAGTCAATGTATTTAAAGGAATCTCCTAAGAATCATTTCACTTTACTTAGGACAGCGAAAGATGCTGATGCTGCTCAGGGCGCCCATGCTGATAATATGTTAATTATCATGGATGAAGCCAGCGGTGTTAAAGACGAGATATTTGAAGCGTTCGACTCAACACTGACTGGTAGAAATAACAAGTTTGTGATGATCGGAAACCCCATAAGAACATCCGGTCCTTTTTATGATGTGTTCAATAATGTAAAGTTAAAAAAGAGATGGGTTACTTTAACATTTGATGCAGAACAGTCTCCATTTGTTAAAAAAGATCAGATTCAATACTACGAAGAGAAGTATGGCCGTCACCATGACTTGTTTAGAGTGATGGTTAAGGGTGAGTTCCCAAAAGGTTCTCCAGACGCTTTTATCGAGCTTTCAAGTGTACACGCAGCAGTAGATAGATGGGAAGAGGTTCAACCTAACGGTGAGATAGAGATAGGATTAGACGTAGCTCGTTTTGGTGATGATCTAACGGTTCTATACTGGAGACATGGTTACAAAGTATATCCTGCAAAAACACTCGCAAAAAGTAGTGTTGTCGAAACGGCACAATTAGCATTAGATACTGTTGAAGAGATACGTAAAGCAACTGGTTATGAACGTACAATCAGAATTAAAGTTGATGATAGTGGTGTCGGAGGCGGTGTAGTTGACATATTAAAAACTGATAGATCTCATAATATAGAAGTCGTCCCGTGTAACTTTGGTGGGGCTGGTAATAATGAGTATCAGAATGAGGCTTCGATTATGTGGGGTAACGTCAAGTCTATAATTAATATAATAGGTTTACCTGAAGATCAGCATCTTATAGAAGAACTATCAAGTAGAAGATGGCGTTTATCCCCATCTGGTAAGATAATGCTGGAACCCAAATCCGAGTACAAGAAAGAATTCAAATCCTCCCCCGACAGAGCAGACGCATTAGTCCTTTGTTTCGCACAAAAAGCACCTGAAGAGACAGTTCTAAAGAAACTGGATGTATTAGATCCCCAAACGGTTAAAGTCCTCCATTACGTAGGAGAAGAGCGATACGGGGCTGTATACTACGGTAAGGATATGACAATATCAGTAGCATACACAGCATGGGATGGTAGACGGTTGTATATCTATGATGAGTTCCTGTCAGGTGATTCAGTTGTTAGTGTAGCTATGAATATTATCCAGCATCAGGGATTAACTAAGATCATAGGCAACGACAGGATGTTTGGTAAGAATGCTGATGGTTTGGATATCAAGTATAGTAAATATGGTGTTAGACTGACAGAGAATTATAACTACGATGAGATGAGTGGAATAGATGCCTTGATAACTCTCACACTTCAGAAACGTCTTATCATTAATCCTGGGTGTGTTAAGACCATAGAGCAACTATCTGGATGGAAGATAGACAATAAACGTGTTGAACAGGAGAGAGAATACGGACTATGCTACGCTCTAACGTTGATAACCTCATTCTTAAAAAGAAAAATAACACATATGGAGTTACCTATGGTAATGAGTTCATACGTTGATAAAAGAGGTGTTACAGGGTTTAAATCTGTCAAAGATGAAAAAAGTTGGTTGCTAATGTAGAAAGTTCTTGACTTCTATACTTTTTTTCCACATATTAGTAATATGGAGCGTAAATCTGAAATTGTTTCTGTTAGATGCCCTGGTGATAGACCTCATGGTGAATTTGATCATTGTGGTAGATTACTTTTTTCATTTGACGAAGAATATATTTATATTTATTGCTCTCATTGCAAGTCTCACTATAAGGTAGCTATTCACGAGAATATGAATGTTGAGATGGAGCTGCTACCTAAAAATGAGAGGCTTGATCTTGTTAATAAAGTGAAAGCTGTAGTATAATGCCCTTTCCAGAGATGCTAACCAGTTTCCTGCCTTTTTTAAATAAACGTCCTAAAGAAGATGGTAGTGAGAAATTCTTTGGTGTAAAAGAATCCGCTGAAATAGTTGACTATGTTTCCACTGAGTTTGAGATAGCTTTAGACCACGCTTATAAAGAACATGAGCGTGAATCCAAGGCTTGGAAGATGTTTACTGGATTTAACAATGGTCAGTGGGATGAAGATATTATCTCTAAGATGAAGGAAGAGGGACGTAATCCGTTTCAGGGTAATATCATACAACCGAAAGTAGAGACCATTGCCGGAGCGTTTTTAAAGAACTTCTATGATATAGGATTTGAACCGTTTGACGGTGTGCACTCAGATCTGACAAGAGCTATGGCAGATCTGATGATGCGTGATAAAGAGATGATGAACTGGAACCAATCCTATGAACAGTGGTTAGTTGACTTTCTTGTTCACATTGGCATAGAAGAGATCTATATATCCGACAGGTATGATCCTCTTGGTAGTATAGGTTTCAGACCCATAATGAGAGGTCATTGTATATTAGACCCTCACTGGTTGAGTAATGATACATGGGATTTAAAAAGAGCATGGAAAGTAGCATATCTCACCCCTAAGCAGATTAAAGAAACTTATGAAACTCATTCAGACGAGATTGATTTTTATTTGAAAATGAGGGAAGGTAAGAATAGTGAGTATGAGCAACAGGATGAAACTAAAGGAATTCCTCATTTCAGCTTAACGGAACAGTTCGGTGATCAATATAGAGTAATAGAGTTTAAGCATATTGAGAGAGAAAAGAAAAAGATTGAGTTTGCATTTAATTCTAACGGAGATATGTTACAAGTTCCTGATATTGAAGATGAAGCATATATCCAGCAATGGATGATAGCAAATGGAGTTGATGTTTCATTAGATCCAATTACAAGAACAGAACCAGTTGATATCCTCTATGTTACTACAATATGTCCTCAGATTAGCAGAAACTTAGTCCTCGAAGATAAAAAATCAAAAATACAAATCGGTAGACTTGACATATTTCCTGGATCTTGCAGGAGATATAATGGTATTAATGGAGGTATTCCAGAGTTACTACAGTCTATTCAGGAGACGTATAATAAACGTGAATCTCAGGTAGATTTTATGATCGCCACATCTGCTAGTGGTGGGGTAGCAATGGACCCTGAGATAGTTGATAATGATGATTTTGCTAAGAAACAGATAGAAGAGAACTGGAACAAACCCAATTTTAAATTCTGGTCAGCTCCAAACAAACTTGCTTCTGGTAGAAATTATTTCGCTCAACTCCCTAAGAATCAGATAGATTTTCAAATTGTAAACGAAATAACCAGAATGCTTGAGATGAGTGATTTCATCAGTAAAACACCTGCTGCTATGGACGGTAGAAGTGAGGGCAGTGAGGATAGATCAGGTATTCTGTTAGCACGTAGACAGTTACAAGCTGAAACAGCTCTCACACTGATGAAGAATCGTATACAACAGCACTGGAATGATAAGGGTGAGGCTTATTTATTATTGGCTAAACAACTCTATAGTGGGGTGTATAGGATGATAACTATACCAAGTACAGGTAAAACTATAGAGATCAACAAGCCAATAGTAACACTGAATGGCGAGGTGTTGGAGAATGATATATCAACATTACCGAGAATGAAAGTATGTGTTACTGAGTCACCAGAGGGTGAAACTAATAGACTTATGGATAGAGCTACCAATATAGAACTGTTAAGAGTTCTTGGGCCTGAGAGTCCTATACAGAGAGCGAGGGCTGCCGGCAAAGCTGTTAATACAATCAATAAATCCAAAGAAGATAAGGTCATTACTGAACAAGATACAGAGCTTGAAATTGATCTTGTTAGAAAACGAGTAATGGCTGAAATTATGGGTCTTGATTTTCAGATGATGCAAATGCAGATGCAAATGATGCAGTTAGGCCAGCCACAATTACCTGTCAGTGGTGCTCCTCAGATGGGTGGAGAACAGCAGAGTGGACCTCCTATGGCAGAGGGTAATCCTAATGCTCAGATGCAGGGTAATAATATGACAGCTATGGGATTACAATAATTTATTTAACCGTTTAAATGACACAATAGTCAGGAGAGAATTATGGGTTACGAACCAATGGAAATGACAGCAGAAGAAATCAGACAGGGAGCATATACTGGTGATAAAGAAAAAGATCTTCAGATGATCAATGCTTTTTTGTCAGGTAATGTATCAGTTAAACAGCAGGAGGTTTCTAATGAGGAACCAGCAACACTTGATAATATTGTTACTGAAACATCGACAGAAGGTGAAACTGTCACTGAACCTGATTTTGATGCTGAGGAAGAAGAAAGAAAACGTAAATACGAACAGTTCCTCAAAGAGAAAGAATTAGCTGCGCAGATCGAAGAGGAACGTAAGAAACAACTCCTCATCGCTAAACAGAAAGAGGAGGAGATAAAGAAAGAAAGAGAAGCTCGCTTAGAACTGGAAAAGAAACTAAAAGAGCTATCTGAGTTGCAACAGACAAAAACGCAACAGCAATCAACTACCGATAGTTATACAGATGATTCCGAAGAGGAGTTTGTATCTGATTATGCTAAAGGTACACGGGAGAAAGTTGATCGCTTGGAATCACTCATTAATGAGTTTGGTTCTAATCATCCCAAGGTTAAGGAACTTGAGGAGGAAATCAGAACCTTTCGTGAAGAATTTAAAGTCGTCATGGAAGAGAGACAGCGCAAAGCTCGTGAAGAAGAAGAAAAACGTCAACGAGACAAGCTGTATGGTGGAATCAGAGAGTTCCAGAATCGGTATCCAGAATTAAAAACAACTGTAGATATCGAAGAAGTCGATCGTCAATATCAACAGTTTAGAAATGATATGGCTGTGGCTATCAAAGCTAAAAGTGTATTTGAGCTTGAACAGGCTATAGCAGATTATTTTGCTGGTGGTGATTATAAAAAGATAGCCGATGAAAAAGGTATCAAAGCCCCAGCAGATTATGATAAGTATCAGGCTATTGTTGATTTGTACGATATGAAACGTGGCGTAAAATATGATCCGGTAACCGGTAAAGAAAATCCAATTTTGAATGATGAGGGTCAGAGAGTTACTTATCGTTCACTTGAAGAAGCATATTACGTCAGGAATCGTGAGAAAGAACTTGCTGATATGAGAAGGAAATCTTCTCAGGAAATAGCTAAGAAGATATCTCAGATTAATGGTGGTGCTGTAGAACTTCCTTCTAACATGAATGGTCAGGTTGTACAGCAGGGGTATACTAAAGATCAGGTGAATACTCTGTTAAATACGGATATTAAAGCAATAATTAATGATCCTGTAAAGTTGGATGAATTTAAGCGGTTATCTATTGCAATGGGTTACGATGCTCCTGTTTATAGGGGACGTAAACTCTGGTAAAAAAGAAAGAAGTAAATTATGTCTAGTGTTATTGAGGTAGGATCCTTAGCCTTATCAGGTTCCGTACTCCCTGGTGGAGTAACTAATAATAAAATTAATGCAACAACTGCACGTCCTTACACTCTTTCAGATATGGATGTTGCAGGTGGTCTTTCCTATGATCTGCTTAACCGTAAACTCCAGATCGAGTCTACTCTTGACAGTGTATTTGAAGATGTAGGAACTGATGTTGTTTTCACTGGTAAAAAGATGGCTTTACCTGATGCTTGTGTTATGCGTGTTTCTGGTGGTAAACCTGAAGGTGCAAGAACACAGATCATGCCTATGATTCATCCTCTTGTTGGTCAGGCCGAATATGGTACTAACAGTGTACAGGAAGGTAAAGAACGTCAGACAACCATGAGCTACATGAAGATTTACTATAATGAATACTCATACGGTGTTGCTTATGAACACTGGGGTATGAATTATAACGAGCTTCAGGCACTTGGTTACTACAACGAACTTCAGCCTGCAATGTCAAAGTGGTACAAAGAAGATGCTGATCGTCAGTATCATGAAGCACTCCTTGAAGGATGTGGATACGTTCTTACAGGTGTTGGTACTAATCTCGGAAAAAACTACAACAAGAACTTTTACATCCCCAACACCGAATGGGATGATCAGCCAGAATTCAGTACAACTGCTGCTACTTACCTTGGTCGTATCAATGATGCTCTGGAAGCTGCTGCGACTGGGTCTTATGGTGTGAATGCTAACATTGATCTTGACTACTTCGGTGCTCTTGAACTGTATGCTTCACAGATCAAACGTATCACTCCTGTTACTATCGGAGGAAAGCCTTCATATGTTATGCTTCTGCCTTCTTCTCAGTATCTCGTACTGAAGAGACTGTCAGATGGTAAACTTGGAGATTTTTGGGCTAAAACTTACAATCAGTCATCTGAGGAAATGAATCTCCCTGGATACATTGGTCGTATCGGTAGCATTGTGGTTATTGAAGATATGAGATACCCCACTATTACATGTGACTATGATGATGATTTACACTACGTTGAATATGTAAACCCTGGTAATCAGGATTCACGTAACAAAACTGTGTATGATGTGGGTTCTAATCCGTCATGGGACGTTGGTTTCCTCATGGGTGCTGGTGCAATCATTGACTGGACTGTAACTCCACAGCACTTCGAAACTGCTGCTGATGGTTACAAGAAAAGGTCTGGTAAAGCAGTATTCTGTGAGAGAGGTATTCAGACAGCATATTGGGATACTGATAGTGCTGTTAACAAGAAGAATTTCTCTTCTATCACTTTACTGTTTTCAGCTCCGAGCTTAGTAGTTCGGAGCTAATTTATGGGGAGGGTAATCCTCCCCTTTTATTATTAATAAATTCCGTAAGAAAGGAAGTATTATGATTTCAAGTAAGAATTTAACTTGTGGTGGGGATGTAGATGTCCCCAAGTTTGTAGATATATCAGTATCCACAGGTATTGACCTGATTGAACTGATGTGGGTTCCTAGAGACGGTCAGCCAAGAGCAACAGCACCTGAAGTACATGGATACAAGTATCCTAAAGTGATTGATGATGAAGATTTCTTTGCTGAGGCTGTCAATGTAGAGTGGGTAGATAAGCCATTGAAGTTCTACCCTGACAATAACGGAAGATGTTGGGGATATGTGTTTGACACCGAATACAACCGAAAGAAACTACTTAACTCATTTTCTAACAACTGGTTTAGAATTGTTGATAAGAAGATCAGGGATGAGTTGATGAAAGAAGCTGAGGAAGCAGGAATATCAACCAAACCAGCAGAAAAGGTTCAGTTTATTATCAAGAAAACGAAACGTGAGAAGGAAGCCGAAGATAAGATTAAGGCAACAGAGCGTAAGTTGGAAGATCTTGAGAAACGAAAGAAGGAACTGGAAGAAGCTCTTGCTGAAGCGACAGGAAAGAAAATAGAATATGTTGGTAAACGTGTTAAGGGACGTATTCCTAAAGATAAAAAAGAACAGATCCTTAATGGAGACAATGTAGAAGATGCAGACCCAATCACTGATTAGTTTAGCAAAGAAGCAGTTCCCTGATTGGAGTAGAGAAATGCTGCTGGAGTTCTTGAATGAACTTCAGCGTATCATTTTTACACAGAGTCCTACCAATCAGATGAAGGTGTATGATCCATCCACAGGGAAAGATCCTATACTGACAACTACTTCTGGTCAGTATGAATATATTATTGATTCTACCAATGGGTTTGATGCTGAAATATGGAGAGTTGTGTCTGTATATATCAATGAAGACGAACCAATCGAATGTATGTTACTTGATACAACTCCGTCTTCACCTGCTAAAGTAATATTTAAAGAAGATCCTGCATCACAGGATTATTATGTCAGATGTTATAGATTTCCTGTTGAGTTGGTTACTGAGAATATTCAGTTGGAAGTACCTGATGCTTACCATCTATCTCATGTATATGAAGGGTTGTGTGGTTTAATAGAGAAGTTTCGTAGTGGTAAGTCTGACAGGTATGATGGTACATTCATGCAAACATTACTACCGGACTTACTAAAGAAGATGAGCGATAACCACACAAGAGTTGCTAATACCAAGTATAGAGGATATTAATGTGAGTAGCAAATCATTCAGACCGATGAGTAGACAGGAAGCAGAAAGATTTATCACTCGTGAACAGAGAGATTTTTCTGCTGGTGTATTTAAAGATATTCCAGGAACGTCTATCCCTGATAATGGTATTGCTGAGTTAAAGAACTTCATTAATAAAGGGTCTGAGCTTGTTAGTAGAAGTGGGAGTAAGCGGTGGGGGGATTATTCTACAGGAGTGCCACATGCTATACTACCCACAACTGTTGATGATATTCTTATTGTGTCTTTAGTTGCCGATACTGATAATAGAACGGTTACGACATCTGGATATGTATGGTCTGAGGATAATATAGGTGATTTTATAGTTTATGAGAATGGTATAAATGAAAAGATCATAAATTTCATAGATGAAAATAATGTAGTAACTCAGATATCAACAGATGAAACTATACTTGATATAGGTACTATCAGTATAAGAAAGCAGTTGAATGGGATTTATTTCCATAATTCACTTAAAAAAATAGTGATTCAGTTGGGTAGTGATATTTATGTATCATCTGATATATTTATTACATCATGGAAAAAAGCTATATGTGAATCAACAGAGATTCTTGAAAATAGTATTTCTACAATAGACGAATATAATGATTATCTTTTGATATTTAATCAGGGCGGTATTTATAGACTTGATTTAAACATCAATGTAAACGAGACTTATTTTTATTACAAAATAAACTCTTTGATTCCACAGGATAAATTAACGGGAGTAGATAAAACAGATACGAGTACATATTGTAGAAGATATATTTATGGTCTTGGAAAAATATCCGGTGTTGGTCAAAATAGAGATAGACTAACAAATGGATGTCGATTATTGATAGATAGTGGAACAAATACACCAGACAGTAATTATATAGACTACTCAGAATATTGGATGGAGGAGACTATATCTCCTTCAAATGGAAATACTATAGGTAATTTAACCATTCCAAACATCGATGGTCCTGCTGGTGAAGTTAAAGAAAATCATTGGGATGTATTTACTATTTGGGGAACTACAGATGTCAGTGAAGCTGGCTTAAATAAAACTGATGGTACTGCTACTAATCCATCAAGATATATATGGATAGCTGATGTACCAGTATGTAAGGCATTAGAAGTTAGTTTTAATGGTACTGCATGTACTGTTATTAGAGGTAGTTTGAGTAAGTATGATGTAGGATCTACTATAAACGCCCACTATGGAGATACATCATATGACACAGTGATTGTGTCTGTTGATGAAGAGAATAATACCTGTGAGATAGATGATAACCTGCCTTATGTAGAGAAAACGTGCGCATCATTAGGAGCCGCCCACTGTAATTATTTTAATTATGATGACACTGTTGGTGGATTCACTTTAAACACAGACTATTCTACCATCAATAATATTTCTGTTGGTGATAAGGTTTTCTTGGATAATGGTGTCTATGTATACATTTCAGAGATAGTAGACAACCACGTTTATTTTGCTGAAGATATAGAACTTGATGATACATATATAACAGGGTGTTGGAAACCTACATCCAGGTCATTTAACGATACAATAACAGATGATTTGTTAAGATCAAGAATAACTTCTTATACTTGTTATCAGAGATTGTATGAGAATTTACCTAATTGTAATATAGGAGTTATTTCATCCGGCTTTGTTTTCACTGCTCTTAGAGATGATAGAAATATTTATTATTCTCAACTAACAGAAGAATATGATTATATATCAGGTTATTATCATCCAGTTTATCAACAGTTTATTACCAAAGACGGGATACGCTTTTTAAAATTACTCAGAGATAAACTTGTTATTTATGGGTTTAATTCAACAAGATATATACTGATGTCATCATATGATGAATTGGATTTATCTGATATCGGTATCGTAGTTCCTATATTAACACAGAATATTTCTGTTGATGATAATATAGGCGTTGTTGCTTACGGTAGTATTAGATCTCTTGAAAATGGGGATCATATAATGATTACTAACGAACCAGCACTAAGAGTGTTTGATGGTAATGTCTTTTCAGAAAATTTGGCTTCAAAGAAGATGATGAATGAATTAAAGAAAATGCAGCCAAATATGTCAAGTATATACGATCCAATAATAGGATATATATTTTGGGGGTTAAATGCCTGATTTTGGAGTTGATTTTTATGCTAATAAGATAAGAGGTTTAGCACCTTTATCAGTGACGTTTTATCCTGTTGTAGATTTCGATTTTTATAATCTTCAGGATACTACCGATAGTATGATTTTGTTACAGGATACTACCGATTCGACTATATTATATCAGGATATAAATTAGGAGCAGATTAGATGGCTAATATTTATAACGAACCAGAATCAACCGCTGTTAAAATAACATTAAAGAATAATGTTTATTCTTATCTTAATACAAACATTGGAATAGCTAAAATATGTTTGATAACAGATCAGAAAAAATTTGGTTATAGCGATCTTCTTGGTAATTTAAAGAAGTGTTTAACTGATGCAAGTGGTTCATCTCTTACTCCTAAAAACTGTGTGTTTATAGCAGATAGTGAAGGTAGTGCTTCACATAGTACCACGTTTGTATATAATGATAATAAACTTGGTGTAAATATAGAAGCACCACAAAATAGAGCTCATTTCCATGAACCATCTACAGGAAATTGTTTAATACAAATAACAAATGCGAGTAGAGGTTCTTCTGATGATAACGATGGTATGACTATTGGAATAGTTGGTGATGATAATGTAATTAGAACTACATATGGTATTCCTATAAAAATTCAAGCGGAAGATCCCGATAGTCCAGGAACCTTTGTTGATTTAGCTACATTTCAAAATATTGATAGTAATTCTAAAAATACCATATTGAATACAGATTTGACAGTTAATATTATACCTGAAAAATCAACGGCAGCATCGGTATTTCTTACTCACGAAGAAAATACAATTAAGACCAGAACCGCCGCTCAAGTGCGCGATGATATTGGCGCAGCAGCAGTAAGCCACACACTAGTAAGTCATACTGATTGGTCAACATATTTTGATCAAGCTTTAAAGACGACAAGCACACCAACTTTTGCAAAATTAGTTTTAGGCACAAGACCAGCAAATGATCACCGATGGACTTTAGCACTTGATCAGCATAATACTTTGTATAGCCATCCATCAGCCACATTGAACATTATGCACAACTTATATCATGATGGTAGTAATTGGCGCTATAGATATGGCTCAGGTAGTAATTCAGGTGGTGTTGTAACGACACTTGCCTACAATCAATTTAGTGTACAGGTTGCAGATAGTGGTATTGCTGATCAAATAGCAACATTAACACCTGCAATCTTTACCAACCTAAATGGTAACACTGCTTTTGGCAAAAATAGTTTTGTCGGCGGTAATAGGCTTGAGGTTGAAGGAAATACACTTGTAAACGGCAAAACATCTACCAACAAACTCAACACAGGAACGTTTGTAAGAAAGTCCATTACTACCACAAACACTGTTATAAATCTCAATAGTGAGACCACCTGGAATTTCAGACTAAATACGAATTTAACCTCATCACCAAAAGTATATTTTTCAAATGCAAGAGAAGGTGATGAGATATTTATCGTGAACGAGTCACATAGCTATACCATTGAGCTACTGGCGGCGTATGGTTCACAGGGTCCAAACCTGTTTCCGCGGGAGGGTTTAATGTTGCGCTGCATCGGAGTGGATTATGACGACTACCCGGTATATGCGGTAGTTTCAAACATTTGGCTCGGTCCTGCGGAGTTGAAACCATGATAGTAAAGGTAGGTTCATTTTTTATACGGAATAAACATGAATAAAAAAACAAACTTCCAAATAGCAATCGGTGAAATCCCCGAAACAATTCGGGGGTATATGTTAACAGTTCAGAAGTGGGCTGAAAAGAACGGGTATGAATACAAGGTGATCATTGAGCAGCCTGAAAAACTTAAAGGCCTATCTCCGGTAGTAGCGAGTGAATGGATGAGAATTGAATTATTAATAGAAAACCCATATTCGTGCTTTGTTGATTGGGGAATAGAGATTAAAGATGAGATTATTTTAGGTGATGATCCTTTATTATTTCCTTTCTTTGATCAGTTTATTTATAATGGAAATAACACGGAATTATTTAAATCTGTATACAGAAAAATGATTGAAAGAAAAACTAAATCCAGAGATGAATGGAAAGATGAAATTGGTATTATTTATAAAGCATTCAGAAGTGTAAATTTTGATCGTTCTTGGTTAAAAGATTCAAATGGATTATATGTTCATAATCAAACAAAAAACGTAAAGGAGTTAGGAGAATGAACGAAGAAAAAAACATAAGTGTTAATTGGGATGTGGTGCTTGGAGAAACAGATATTCTTGCTGGCAGATTTCAGAGAGAAATTTTAAGTCTAATTAAACCATTTTATGATGCTGCTATAAAAGCACAACAGGATTTAGAAATAATTAAAAAAGAATTGGAAGAACTTAAAAAGTCATTAGAGGATAAATAATGGCTATCAGATATCATTGGGACTTTGGTGATGGTTCATCGAGTACAGAAGAAGTACCGACTCACGAATATATATATCCTGGCAGGTATACTGTTACATTAACAGTATGGGATGATATTGATGATATAAGAAATCCTATAACCAAAGTACTTTATATTTATGTTTATTCTGTAGAACAAATACCGAGAAAGACCAATAAATGTTTCGGTTTTTTTGTCAATGTTGAAACAAATGAGGAATAAATGGCTCTCAGTGACAGGAGTATTAAATTGGGAATAAAATATGATCAAGGTATAGATTTTACAGAGTATACTGGATATTGGCCGATGCCTGAGACTTGTGGTGGAGTAGTCAAAATACTTGATAATAATAACAATGTTAGAATACTCGTGTTGGATTTTAGAGATGGCAGATTCTATGATATTGCTATGAGAGAGGGTCCTGGTGGTTCATATGTTACTAACGAATTTAAAGATAAAGTTGAAACCGATGGAACTGGCGGATTTGACATAGAACCAGAAATTAGGTTTAAAGAAGACACTGGAGAATACGAGAAATTCTTAGTTGAACACGACACCAGTAGATTTTACGTTCGTCCATACGATGAAAGGAATAGAGATGTAATAGGATATGATTCTAATGGATATCCGCAGGATATAGAATTCACAGCAGAAATATACGCTGATGGAGTACCTGATATCAGCACAGCCTCTGCTAAAAAGATACCAGTTACAGGTGAAATAGTTTACGATAAGAAAGTGGAGGGTCACAGACTTCAAACTGCTTTTAAAGCTAATAAATCTGGTTTTAAATTAGTTGGTAGACAGCAGGATTATATAGTTAAAGATATCAATGAAACACCAGATATACGAGTATTAAATGAAGGTTTATGTCAACAGGTGTTGTCTAATGTATATAGAAGAATAACTCGTAGTAACCCTCTAATTGAAAAAATAACTAAATATACTATTGGTGGGGTTTTAACTACTGGGCCTGACAATAATGATACTGCTGTATCGATAACAGAGTCTGTGCCTTTATTCACACTCCCATCAATAACATCAACCACTGATTACTATGTGTTTGTATGGATCAAAAAGACAACTTTAAGTGGAGATGCTTTGTTTTCCACACCAGACGCAGATTTAAATGTTATTGTGTCAGAGTATGAGATCAATGGTTATGTGTTGTGTTATGGTGAATGGCAGCTTAATAGCGGTTTTAGTGGAGAATTATTAACTATAAACATAGACGAAAATACCTCACTCTTTGATTTTAGATTAGTTAAAAAGAGTACGGTTGCTACTATAGACGATGTTCTTGAATATATGTATAAAGATGGAAGTAAAAACAACTTTGATAACATTTGTCCGGTGGTATTCTAATGTATAAATTGAACAAACCTATTTTTAAGATATATCCAGATACTATTATTAAAAATGTACAAGACCATTTATCATCAATATGGGACGAATTAATAAGAATTTTACAGTGGAATAAAAAGGAGCATGATGATATAAAAAAAGAATTAATGGATGAGATCATCTTGTTGAAAAGAAGAATAACAAATCTAGAAAATAATCCTTGACTTCTATAATTTTATTCTACATATTATATGTATACTGTGAGGAAAAATGGCTTCGATATTTAGAAAAATATTTGATCGATTTAAACAGAATACTACAAGTGGCAATCCTGCTCATACGACTACTTTAGAGGCTCCCTCCGTTACTTTAGAGGCTCCCTCCGCTAAAAAAGCACCAGAAGCACCAGCACCATTAAGTATTTCGCTTGATCCAACATCACCATTATATACAAAACCCACATCCACATCAAGGACTCTTACTGATAATTCAGTTGATGATATTATCAAACAGATAAACGAAATAAATACATCTGTAGATACATCAGATCAAGAGAACTTCGATATAAATAAATATCTTGATCCTGTTAAACGAGGACTACAAGATCTTAATGGTGGTCAGATACAATCTGATGATGTAAGTAAATTTACTAACATGCGTACATCAGAAGCTCAGAAAGAATATGAGGATGCAACTGGTCGTGGATTAGATATGATTGAACAGTTCACAGATCCTAATTCTGATGTGTATAAAACAATGTTTAATAGACCATTGGATAGATTTGATGCTACGGCAGCAGCTACCAATATGTCTCAGTCGATGAGAATAGCAAACAACCCCTATTTAACTGACAGTGCTAAGCGTGTTGCTGGAGCAGAACTTAATCGTGTAACACAATCTAACAGAGCTGCATTGGTAGGAGATCTGACAGAGCAGATTAACAAACGGATGTTTGATGCTGCTAAAGAGTTTACTACACAATCAATAAACGCTGCTGAGTACGAAGAAGGTAAGTTTAAAACTGATGCTGATTTAGCAATGAGAGAAATGGCCAATAGGGTAGCAACTCTCCAATTACAAGGAGATCTTAGTATTACAGAAGCTAAATTAGCATATCAACAAATAACCGATGGTATTGATAATCAGTGGAAGAATAGATCAGCACAATTAGAAAAAATTGCACTATTATTAGATAGTGAAGAATTTAAATTAAAAGCAGACGAAGCAAGAACTGCTGCATTTGATTTTTGGGCTGAACATAGCGTTAATAGACTTATAGAGATGAAGAACTCTAACGGGGGGACTATAACACTTGATCAGGTTAAGAACGACCCTCTTACAATGTCATATCTGATGAAAGAGATGGAGATGAGTGGGTATGAGGGTAATGTTGATGATTATATTCAGTCACGTATAGATTTCGCCAAAACACAGGTTCAGATAGATCAGGAAGCAGTTGATGCGCTTATACAGACATATAAGAATAGTGGGATGGATGAAGAGACTGCAACAGCATTTGCAGAGTATTATTCACAGTTAAAGAATGGGGCAATACAGAATGAGGATGGTTCGTGGTATGTACCTGGAGCTGACGGTAAACCTTTAATTACATTTAAAGATGGTAAACCGATATTCGAAAATGCTAATAAAGATGATGGTGGTGCTGATATCCCAACAGAAGTAGGTAAGACATACACACTTGAAGGTAAACTCTATCAAGTTGGTGAAGATGGTAAGGGTGTGGAAATACAAAATGGTGCTTACTATACTGAAGGTGATATTGTTTATGTTAATAACAACGGTGTTCCTACTAAGGTGTCAACACCTACAGAATTATGGGGCACTGAAGCCACGTCGATCATAGAACTTGGCGAAGGAACAAAAATATATGATGAAATTATGAGTAAACGAACGGAAGAAATTCTTGCTGGTACTTATAATTATGAGCAATTAAAATCGGATCCAGAAAAAATGTCATTGGCTAAGAAATTAGCTACCCCTATTGATACTGGAACCAGACCAACATCAGATGACAAACGAGCATTTACTTCGGTTCCCGAAAAGAACGTACCATTCACATACAATGGTAAAACTTATATGAGAGTTGGAGATGTTGGTTATCAACCAGTTCATGGTAAGGGATGGGATTATCAGCATTATCAGGTTATTGATTTAGATACTGGTAACGTTGTTTGGGTTGATAGTAAAGCAGGAGTGTTTACAATAGATGGCGTTCCACCACAAGCTTCAACTGAAAGTGATACAGAAGAAAATAATCCAGTTTTTAAATATCTGATAGGTCACATTAAGGAAAGAGCTAAGACAATTAAATAAAGAAAACATATCCTGTTGATTCTGATGCGGGTAATAGTTCTATTACACGTCCAAGAGGTCGGTCATTGATGATATAAGATACTGTATTTGAAACAGTATCTTAAAAGTAAGAAGGATTAAACATGGCAAATAAAGGATCTGGTGTTGGTTTAAAGAATCCATTTGAAGAGGACTATTCATTATTGAGTTCTAATAGAGGATTACTACAGACTAACAGTCCGTATATGGGAGGATTTAAAAACCCTTTAGATTCACGACCAACATCACTAAGTAATCCTAATGGTGGATGGTTGGAGAATAACAGTCCTTATATGGATCCTAAGAACTGGGGTATTGATGGTCCTGATGATTATGTCGATGGGATGAACTCTGCTAAAGTTGGAATGATCTCAACAGCAGCTGATGCAGCAGGAAAATTAACTGGAGCTATCGTTGGTGGGATATTACAGAAAAAAGATAATGAGAATGCTCGTAATGAAGCTAGAGAGTTAGCTAATATAACAAGAGAAGATACTCTTAAACAGCAGAATATAGAGTTATCTTTTCGTAAGAAACAGATCGAGCAGGAAGAACAACAGATGCAGTTGCAGCAGATGAGAGAAACTATCAATCAGAGATTCTCTATATGGCGGAATAAGTTTCAGAGAGAACTACAGAATATCAATAAAGCCAGACAAGCTGCCGTTGAGTTCAAACAGAAATATATGCAGTTGGACGAAGAGAAAAGACAGCAGATAGTTCGGGGGATGATCTAATGGTTGTTAGGAATAAAGTTAATCGTGGATCTAACAGATATGTAGTGGTCGGTTCTCGTAGAGCTTATGTACAAGCTATATTAGTTATAGCAAACGCACTAATAACAGCAGGAACAGCTATAGGTAAAGGTGTTGCTAGTAAACGTGAGAATGAGAGAGCACGTGAAGAAGCTCGTAGATTAGCTGAGATACAAAGACGTGATACTTTGAAGTTCCAGGCTGAACAGAATAAACTCACTGAAAGACAATTGGAGAACAATCAGAACTTTATTAATTTTAATAGATCTTTGTTAGGTACTCAGATTAATGAACAGAATAAACAGAAACAGTTTATTGAAGATACAGCTAACCAGAGTATCCTTGAACAGACAGCAGATCAGAACCTTGATCCGTTGAAGATTAACAGACGGAGATTCTTATAATGAGTGGTTTTTACGGGTATAATCCTGGGGATTTCAGGACAGATTTTTCATGGTTGGGTGATATTGGTGCTGCTATTAGTAAAACAGCTAATGCTTTTCCTGAGTTGTGGGATCTAAACCAACAGATTAAAGAGAATCGTTTTTTCAAACAGAAAGCCTACACTGAGATACAGGAATGGATTGACTGGTTAGATGATACTAAGGTGACTAACATTGCTTCATCGATGGGATTACAATATGATCCTAATGATCCTCAACAGGCTAGAAACCTCCTCAAACAACAGATATTAGATCCTTCTAAGTTAAGCGATAAGCTATCTAACGAAGATTATGTTAAGCGTTTAGCTATAGACTCTATAGCTCCTATTGTAGAAGCTGCTAAGGCTAAAGCTAACGGAGTATTAACAGAGGGTGATCTGTTTGCTGGATTCAAGTCAGGTGTTACCAGAGAGGCGTTTAAGAACTATACGACAACTGGTAAAGCCATGATGGAAGATGAACAGTATCAGAAGACGTTTAATAGAAGGTTTGGTCGGGGTGGTGAGTTGGAGACTGAGCTTGGTATGCAGAATCAGTCTCAGTTGGATCTCAATCAGAAACAGTATGATGTTGAGCAGCAGAGATCATCTGATATATATGCTCAAGTTGATGATATTACGAGTATGGTTAAGAGATCAGATGAAGTATGGACTTCTCCTGGACTTGATCAATACGATCCTAAAGCAAGAGAAAAGGCATATGAAACACTGGCAGCTAAAGAAGCTAATGAACTAAGACTCGAACTTAAAGAAATGGATCAGCAGATTCGACAGCTGCAATCTACGAACAAACCTGTTTCTGTTGATGTATTTGATGACCTTATAACATCTATTGATACTAAAATCTATCAGAAGGGTGCTCAATTAGATGCTCATTTGAAGAATACAGACGCTAAGAAAGCAAGCCCCAACATCTATAATCAACAGACTGAGAAGATTAAACGTGAGTTGGAAGAACTAAAAATTAGACAGAAAAAAGCTTATGATGCTCGTGATACTTTTTTGGATAAAGGACAATTTACAACACAGAGTTATAACGAAGCATCCAAACAAGCCGAAATTAATTATGAGACACAGATTAAGCCTCAAGAAGAAAAAGAGATGATTGATCTCTTTAATAACAACGTTAATATGAAATTTGGTGGATTTAGTGGAGGTGGGCTTGGTCGTGGTGATGATTTAGAGCGTTTCATATCAGCTTATAAAGCTAGATTTGGTGTAGCACCAGTTATTAAAGACGGTAAACCAATACCTCAGTTTGGTGGGTCTACTGGAACACAGATAACTCCTGGTGGTGGGATTAATCTGAGAATTAGTCCATCAACCAAGAAAACAGATGATGATATAATCAACGAAGAACTTAAAAAACATTATGACAAGAACTGAATTCGTACAAAAAATGGTAGGTATGGGAGCTACACGAGAACAAATCAAGTCAGCTCTTCAGAGACGCAGATCTGAGATTGGTTTATTTGACGATGAAATAGATAATAACGATCTTGGTTCTATTGCTTCTAAGTATGAATCAGGTAATGATCCCTCTATCATATCTTCAGGTGAAGGTGATATTGGTGGTAAATCTTATGGCTTATTTCAATTATCTACTGAAACTGGTACATTGAGAGATTTCCTCAACACATCTGGATACGCTAATCAGTTTCAAGGAACTATAGGATCTCCTAACTTTGATAAGAAGTGGAAAGAGTTATCTCAGGATGAAGAGTTTAATAATAAACAAAAAGAATATATTATTAATACTCATTACAAACCAGTTGAAAATTACTTGAGATCTAAATATGGTTTAGACATATCTCAATCTAAGGCAGTTAAAGAATTAGTATATTCTACTGCTAACCAGTTTGGTGCTAAATTAGCACAGAAAGTATTCGATGAAGCTCTTAGTGGTAAAACTGAATTGGATGAAAAAACATTTATTGATAGTGTAATAGATGTAAAATTAGATACTGATAGATGGTTTAAGAGTAGTCCTATCGAGACAAGACAATCAGTTAAGAATAGATTTATCAAAGAACGAGAAGATCTGTACGGTCTAATTACTCCCATTGAACAAGTAACCGAACAACCCACCGAACAAGTAGTTACTCGATCACAGGAACAAATACCTGAAGGTGATTGGACTACCTTTTTCAAAGGAGCTATGGTTGGATTAAAAGATATAGTCAGTGGAGTATTTGGTGGTCTTGCTTCTATTAATAAAATAGATGCTCAGAATAAAGCCAAACTGATAAAAGATGTAACTGGTATAGATATAAAAAATACAGATAATAAGTCATATGATACTACAGTTGAAAAAATAAAAGAAAAATTAAACTTTACTCCTGAAATATGGGAGAAGGAAGTAAATAAGGTAGCCAGTGATCCTCTTATTTCTAAAAATATACCACAGGTGATCAATACTTGGGCTACTATGACAACGACTAATCTACCGCAGATACTGACACAATTAGCTGGTAATGTAGGATCAGCAACATTACTTATAGCAAGAGAAACCGATAGTTATTTAGAAGAAGCCAAGAAATTAGGTATTCCAGATGAGATAGCTCAGAAGTACGCAATGCAATATGCTATACCATCTGGTATGAGTGAATATGTTGATAATTTACTGATGTTCGGTAAAAAGGTTCCTGTAGTTAAGAATTTGGCTGAGTCTGTAAAAAACAAAATCGTTGGAAAGGTAATAAATGAGTTAGGTGCTGGTACTGTAGGAGGAGCACAGGAAGCATTACAGAGTAGAATAATGCAGTATACACTTGGTAAAGCTGCTAAAGAAGCCAATATACCAGAAGATCAGTTACCTAAACAGGATTATGGTAGAGACTTCTGGAGTGGGTTTGGTATCGAGATATTAACTCGTGGTGCTGGAAGTGCTGTTAATAAGGCAATACAACCCAAACAACAGAACACCGAACAATCACAGCAGGAACTACAAGCTGTTGATGAACAGGGTAACCCTGTCAGTACTATGACAGAACCGGCTCAACAGTTAATAAATGAGCAGGGCGAAGTAGACGAATCTCCTTACATCAAGAGTTTCGATATGACAGAGGAGGATCTACTTTCGAGATATGAATATGATAAAGAAGGTAGAAATCTATTAAAATCTGCTGTTACTACAGATCCGAAAATAGACGAAGAAACAAGATCCAGACTTTTATCAGAGATGGATCAGATTGATAACACAACAGAAGAGGTTATAGATGAAGAAGAAAGTCAAGAAACCGAAACCCTGTTAAACGAACAGGAACCTGCCGTAGAGCCTCAATCATCACAGGAGGCTACTACACCTATCCCTACTACAGAAACCAGCCCTAATGCTGATCTACCAAGCGTAGAAACAGCTACGGAACAGACTCAACCTCAAGAGGTTGTTCCAGTAAATGAAGTAGAGCAGGAAACCCCTGCTTCTACTCCTCTTGCCAGTAAAACCACGAGTGCTACCATAGATAATGAAGTAGCAAAAACTGAGCCTGTATTATCCAAAGAACAGAAGAAGTTTATTAGTAGACTCGATATACCAGAAGATAAACTATCGGTTGCTAAGGAGATCGTTAGTAACATAGACTTTAGCGTTCCTTATCAGAATAAGTCTGAAGCAGCTAAACTCGGTCCTAAGTTTAAGCGGTTAATTAGAATTATCGCTAATGATCCTGAGTTTTCGATAGAACTTAACGGTGAAGAAGTTACTCTCAAGGATGCTATTAAAGGTAAAACTCGTCAGCAAATGGCAGAGATAGCAGACCTGGCAGCACTTGGAACTGAATTGGAAGCTCAAGGTGCTGGTTCCACAACGAAGAAACAGAAACGTAGACAGTTTGTAGAGTCTATCACTAATGGGATGGAGTACACACCTGAGTTAGAACAGCAGATTAAGAAAGAATTTGCTGGTAATAAAGACTTCAACTTCGACAAAATATTTGAAGTGGTGACTGGTGATGTATCTAAAAAAGAACAGAATAGAATATATAAAGAAGGCGTATCTAAAGGGTTTAAAGGCGAGAAACTAACCAAATACCTCACCGATGAGATTAATAAACTACCAGGCAGAAAGACTCTCTTGATAAAGAACCCTAAGAAGTTTGCTGAGTTAAAGGGTGAAGACGTTCAAAGTGTTGACGCTAAAGACATCGATGTTATATTTGACAGAGATGATGTCAGTGTCAGGATGATGAGAACATCTGAACCAGTTACTAAAACCGACAGTAATTCTATTACACCTGATGTACGCAAGGTAGTCAAGGAATCCCTCAAAGTATTTAAGGGAAGCACTAAGATACCCCGTATAGTCGTAGGTAAGAAGTTTGGTACTATTGAGCTGTCAAATAGAGATTACGGTGCTATATTCAATGGTAAAGATGGTAGATCGACTATAATGATCAACCCTGATATACCTAAATCCCAGATAGTTCCTACAGTAGTACATGAGCTGTTTGGTCACTATGGAGCATCTAAGGTAGTTAGTTCTATTGATAAAGACCTGGCTCAATACGCAAGAGATCTATTTCAAAAAGATATTGACAGTGATTTCACTAAAAAGATAGCTAATACATACGCTAAACAGATAAAGAAAGATCCTACAGTTTTATTTGATGAATGGTTGGCTAAACGAGTTGAAGACGTAGCTAAAGAATATTATGATAAAGATGGTAACTTCAACGAAGCTAAATATAAAGCTGATGAAAGTGTACTGAAGAAAGTATATAACTTCATCAGAGGGTTATCTGATAGAATATTTAAGAAGTGGTTTAAACAAAAGGCGTCAAAAACAGAGATAGATGCTATGGCTAAGTCTATCATTCAACAATTCGGTAAGATTGATGATAGTGGATATACTGGACAGACACGTAGATCTGTTGCTGCTACAAAAGTTGAAAATAAACCTAAGAAGAAACATAAGCCATTTAAACAGTTAACAGCCAAACAAAAAGCTGAGACTTATGTAGCTGATAAGATCAAACTTAGATTAACCGATAGAAACGTCAAGATAAGATTTTATGACTTCGTTAATAAGCATTTGTATGGTGTTGGTGCTGACTCTTATCGTAGACAGATATTTGCTCTTATTGAAAAAGTAGAAGCTGTTGATGATGTTTATTACAAGAAAGCAATGGAACTTGTTGATGAAGCTATAGATTATAAGAAAGCTCATCAGGCTTTTGTCAGAGTTCGAGCTTTTAAGATGAAACATAAGAACCTACTTAAAAAGTCTGATCCTGATTATAAGAAAATAGCAACTGAATTAGAATCATTAGAAGCAGATTATAAGAAATTTGTAGATTATACTACAATGAAAAGATTGAATGATCGTGGTGAAGTATTAAAACCAAAAAGAAAAGATAAAGCTGGCAATTTAATTTCAACTAAACCAGGAGCAAGATATAATTCTCTTTTAGAACAGAAATTTGCTGAGATTATAACTAAAGACGGAGAAGAATATTATACTCTTACAGATTTAGGTAAGAAGACTTTTCCACAGTATAAAAAAGATCTTACTACAGCAGATGGAATGTTTGATGCTCAGAGGATCAACAGTACACTCATTGCTATTAAAGAAGAATTTAAAGCTGTAAATGATAGAGTAAAAAGTATCAAAAAAGAGAAAAAAACTGAGACAGAAATAGCAGTAGAAGACATTGGTAAACAGGTATCAGCTAAGAAACGCACCCCAAAACAAAGTAAATCAGCTAACTTCTGGAACTACAGTGAGAATCCTTTTTGGAGATGGGTAGGTTCGCCCAGGAGTTTAACTAATATCAACTTAAAGTATAAAGCTGAAGAGATGGATGGGTATAGGGATGATGGGATGTTTCAGAAGTATATCACTAATCCTATGGCAAAAAATAGGCTTAAAGTATATGAGAACAAAAATAAGCTTGATGATGGACTCAAGGAAGACTTCAAAAAGTTTGGTTTATCATACAAAGACATTAGAATAATGTCAGATCAGTTATCTGTCGGTATCGTTGAGAGACTCTTCGCTGGTGATAAAAAGAAAAGAAAACGTAAAGTTCGGTTCGATAATGGTGAAGTAGAGATGAGTGAAGCAAGAGAAGTTTCACTTTATCTATTAGCACAAAGCGAACCTGGGTATAATCACCTTGTCAACGGAGGATTTTTAATTGAAACCGATGGTGGAAATACAGAACCGTTTGTATTAACTGATAATGATATTTTATCACTCGGTAAGAGATTAAATACCAGACAGAAAAAACTTGTAAAAGTCATCAAGTCTCATTTTGAAAGACAAGCAGAGATAGGCAACGAAGTATCTTTAGCTGATATTGGCGAGAAAATATTTAACGAACCTAACTACTTTCCTATATGGGTACATAAAGACTATTTAGCATCTGATAAACAAGTTGTTAATACACCAGAAGATTTCAGACAAACGTTCTTTAAAGGTCTACCATCAATTACTAAAGCACGTCAGGATAGTAAACAGCCTATAATACTCGAAGATCCTTTCATAGCTATAGCTAGAACTTACTCACTATTCAATCAGTATATGGATATGGTGATGGTTACTAACAAGGTCTGGAATATTATCAATGATGATAAATTCAGAACTATGATGATAAAGAATGGATATGAGGCTGAATTTAGAGCTATGTATGATGATGTTAAAGACATGATGACTGTAAAGGTTAAAGATTCATCTGAACAAGCTCTTAAAATTATCAGTAATGTGTTCACTATAGGAGTTCTTGGATATAAACCATCAGTATCTTTATCACAGCCTATAGCAACCGTTCTTTACTTCCCTGAGATGGATATCGGATGGAGAGAGTTTGCTAAAGCGTCTCTTGATGTAAGGAACTGGTTTAGTAAAAGTACAATTAAAGAGAAGATGAGTTTTAAAAAACACATTGAGAAGTTATCACCATATCTCAAAGAGCGTTTTAATAACTCAATGGAAGTTGTTATGAGAGGTACTCAAAATAGAGCCACAGCAGCACAGATGTTTCTTGGTGGAAAAAAACTCAAAAGAGATCATCTAAAGTTTATTCTGTCATCTCGTGGTGCGATGTCCTGGATACAGGATATGGACACATCAAGTATCATGGGTATATGGAAATTACTCGAAGTTGAAGCTGTTGCTAAAGGATATAAAAGAGGAACTACTGAGTTTGATAATTATGTAGCAAGAAGAACTGAGTACATCACACAGATGACACAGCAGACATTTGATCCATTTGATAGTCCTCCACTGGCAAGAACAACATTAGGTAGACTTATAACACGATTTTTATCGCAGTCTCTAAAGTCTGGTATGATGTTAAGAAAACAAATGTATAAATTAGGTGACGGTGAATTATCAGTTAAAGATAGAACTAAAGCAGGACTTAACGCTTTAGGTATTATCTTATCTCAATCTGTTGCAGTTGAGTTACTGAAAGTAGGTATAAAAGCTGTTGGTGGAGGGTTTGAAGATGATGAATGGATGACAGCAGAATACTGGGCTAGGAGTTTAGCAACTAATGTGTCTACTTTATTTGGTGCACCAGGTATCATATTGGGCGGTATCTTTGGTGGGTATGGTAATGTTGGTGGAGGTAACTTTGGTGCTCTAACAGAGCGGATAGGTGGTGCAACAAGGAAGCTAATTAGAGCTATTGATAATCAAGATGCAAATTTGGCTGTAGTGGCTGTATATGAATTAGCAAAAACGTTCTTACCTATAGGTGGACCAGAACAACTATATAAATTCGCTGTAGGTTTAGTTGAGATATGGGGTGTGGGGAGGTAGTAAGGTATGATAGATACTATTGTCAGTACGGCTAATTATGCTGCTCCTGTTATAGCTGGAGTAAATTGGTCGGTTGTGTTAAGTTCTACTACGATTACCGGTTTAATCGGTAAAATAATATGGGATTGGTTAAAGTCCCCAAGACACTCATGTCTTATGCACCAAGATCTTTCAAATGAAATAGCTGGTATAAAGAGTCATGTATTTGAACTCAAAACAGATATTGCAGTTATGAATAATAATATTAATTGGTTAATAGATGATTACAAGAAAAGAAACGGGGTTAGATAATGAAACAAGTAAATTCAAATCCGACAGTTAATGGTAATATAACCTTGACAACTTACGAATTTAGTTCTACTGGAAAAGATGGAGTTGTTACAGTAACTGCTCCGGTTGATGTATCGGCAATCAAAAGAGGACAGGGCATATTCCTGTCAATAGATTCTGGTAACGCTCAGGGGTTTAAGCAGAACGTAGAATATTTCGCTATACCTGAAGATGCTACACATATAGCACTCGCAGCTACTTATACTGATGCTATGAATGGGATAGCAATAGAAACTACTGGAGATGCAGGAGCTGGTGTTATTTATCCAGTGTATAGAGTTGGTGGGGTGTTATATGTAGGAACTGGTGGGGATCTAAGTATGAGAGGTATTATGAGTAAGGAGTTCTCCGACCATAAGAACATACCAGACGGCACATGGTTTCCATGTATGATAGGTGATATTAAATCACAAGGTAGTACAGCATCGGATCTTGTCGTTTGGAGTAACTAAATGGTACTGAAAGAATATTTTACAGACAAAGAGTTAAACTGTAGTTGTGGATGTGGGTTACTACCTCCATATGAGTCTTTAGAGAGATTATACCTGTTAAGATTACTGTGTGGATTCCCGTTATATATCAACTCTGCTGCCAGGTGTAAGAACTATAACTCTAAAGTTGGTGGTAAGGAAGGGTCTACTCATTTACCAGAATGGGATAGAACTGGATTCCTTAGAGGTAAAGGTGGATGTGGATTTGATATCAGAAATGATAGAAAAATAGATTTTCAGAAAAGACAGATTATTGTAGAAAAAGCAATCTTTTGTGGGTTTAAAGGATTGGGATTTGCCAATACATTCATCCATATAGATGATGCCAAAAGAGACAAATTAACAGAATGGTGGTATTAATGATAATTAAAAACAGGAGGTTACTATGAGTATAGTGGTAAGCACAACATTAGGAAATGCTCTTCTCGATCTGATAGATTCTACTATAAACACAAATGGTCCGGGAAGCGTACAGTTCGCAACCGATTCAACTTTTTCAACGGTGTTAGCTGAGATTACCTTAAATAATCCGGCCTTTGGATCTGCAGCAGATAAAACAATAGCTCTTGATGTAGATCCTGCTTTGTCTGCAACTGTTGCAGAAAATGGCACTGTGTCACACTTCAGATTTCGCGATGGAACAGGCGCAGAAGTGTTGCGCGGAACTGTTGGAGTGTCAAATGCGGATTGGATATTTGACGTTGTTGTATGGGCCACAGGTGGAACGATTATTGTCAATCCTGGTGAATTATCAGTAGCGTAAAGGAGTGTTTATCAATGTCCTTAAAAATTGACATAAAAAAGATTGTAAAATTCAAGGGTAATGGCATATACCATCCACCCAAAAAGGATGCACCTGACAACAAAGAAGAAAAGAAAGAGACTGGAGATAGGTAAGTATGGCAAACATTGACAATCCACAGGCAGTCAAGTTCTGCAACAAAAACATTAGGGTTGCGGCTGATAAGCTAGCTCGTGCGTATTATTTTGCAAAGGCTACAGTAGATGAGTGGCTCGCTAATAATATGGGTGAAATAATCCCTGTTAGTAATGATATTATTGACGACGGCTCAACTACTGATGGCAGACCAGTAATTACTGGTAATGATGTTACTTGTATGATTTACACATTACAAGACCTGATTGTTGAGTTTGAAGAGTCAAACAAGACAAAATTGAATTCTATTTTGAAAATCGCTCCGAATCCGATAGGGTGAAAATATGGCAATATATTTTGCATCAAGCTTAGCTAGAGGTGGCGGAAACGGGTCTTTCAGTAACCCGTGGACGCTTCAGGAAGGGATGATTGTTGAGTCTCCTGATGAACTCAGAATTATCGCGGACGGCCCTTATTTGCCAACCGCAACGTTATCTCCAACGGGAATTGGTTCAGCCAATAACCCGGTATTGATTACAGGGTGCAGCTTGACGGGCGATGTAGATGGTACCAAGGCCGATATATCAGGTGTAGCCTTACCATCTGAGACAGACATACTGGAGCATACAATCTGCCAATCAGGACAATCCGTTGCACAGTATATAATGTACAAAAATCTGATAGTCAGAAATTCACCCAGACACGGCATAGCCTGTCCGAGTAATACAAATTTACGTTTTAACAATATTGATATACTGAATAATGCACAATGGGGAGCAACTCCGCTTACAAATTCTAACGCAAGATTCTCATTCACTAATTGTCGGATAAGCGGAAACATGTACGGTATAGGCACTGCTACTAACAGCAGAATGCCAAATCTGAAATTGATTGCATGCACAATTGAAAACAATTCGGATACAGGCATTTGTGTTGCCACCGAATTGACAGTATTAAAATCAGTTGTAAAAAATAATGGTATTGGTATACGTGCTAATAGTACTACACCATCGGCGTGGTCGATATCCAGCAGCACATTTTATAAAAATACAAATGCAATTGATGTTGGAAATGGCCGTCTTGATCTATCTATTATCGAAAGCAACATATTTCGGAACAATACAGGCTATGCTTTTAAATCAGGGAATACGATAATAGATCGCATTACAATAATGAACAATTGCTTTTCGAACAATTCTTCCGGCGATTCTGAATCAGGCCCGATAACAGGTAATGGGAATATTCACGATGATCCGTTGTTCGTATCAGAAGTTGAAGGCGACGAGGATTTTAATTTACAACCAACTTCACCCTGTATAAATACAGGTCTTAACCCGTACGGATACTAATGATGGATATTGGAGCACTACAATACGGAGGCTGGGACGTTGGGGCGTTGCAGTATATGGGGAGTGGACCAGTTGAAGATGATTACACTGGATCATTAAACAAACAATTACAGGTATACGGCCAATTCAGAGGTGATTACAGAATAAACAGCACCTTACACAGTAGTATCACAATAAACTCAAACTTACAGGGCGGATATACTCCCCCACCCCCAGCAACGGGAAATCTTAAAATGAATATCTTAATACACGGGCAGTTTGGTGGTAGTTATACCGCATCTTTAGATCATATATTAGTAAAACCAAGCAACGTCAAAGTAGCAATAGGTAAAACTAAACAACTCTCAGCAATAGGATATGATGCATATGGGAATGTAATTCAAATTGTTGATATTATCACGTGGTCCACAGACGCAGAACATGGTTCAATTGATCAAACCGGATTATTCACTGCCGGTGAAACTGCAGAGGAGTGCACTGTAACTGCGGCAGTAGGGGAGATTAGTGATTCTGTTAATATAAAAGTAGTAGAAAAATTAATGGTTGGTTCCAATAGAATTAACGTTAAAGTAAAAGTCGGTTTTTAAAGGAGGTACTATGAGAAAACTGATGTGGTTACTACCGTTCATCCCTGCTTTAGTTTATGCAGGAGAACCAGCTAAATTAGGAGATCTGAAAGCATGGTTGATAGGTATAGGTATTTCGGTAGCTCTGGCAGCAGCAGTAAGATTCTTTCCTAAACAGAAACTTATTGACATTGTTTCTCCGGTGTGTTTTGGTGCTGGAAAAATAGTAAGTAAGTTTATGTTATTAAGGTTGGGTAAAAAAGCTGCTAATAGCATTGAAGAAGGTGTGTTTGTAACATTGTCAAGTGTGATATATGCTGTTGTTGATAGTTTTATGAAGGGTTTGTTAGAAGATAACAAAGAAGAAGAAATTAACAAAATAAAAGAAGATATGAGGAAAAATAATCCTCTCTTCAACATTAAGCTTCCTAAATAAGAAAGGGGACTAAATATGTCCAGAAGTATTGCTCAGTTTAAGTTTCTGCTGAATAAAGCAGATAGAGTTAGTGATGACTGTTGGAACGTCACTACTTCAAAGAGAAAAACACTTATTGTTCCGACCGGGTTTAAACTCTTTGACACAGATCTCAAGATTCTGTTTCTTGGTGATGGTGTTACGTATGGTGGAATTCCTGTCGATGGTAAAGAAGGTGGAAGAACTATCGTAACTGATACTGCTGATGGTTTTACATCCATCGACACGTTTAAAACTGTTACCAAAGCAGCAAGTGGTGTGTTTACTTCAACAGCTCATGGGTTCTCTGTTGGTACTAAGATCATTCCTATGGCTGCTGATACTACTTATTATAAAGTAAAAAAGGATACAGTGTATACCGTAGCTACAGTTCCTGATGAGAACACATTTACCCTTACTGGTGTTACCCCTGAAGATAAAACTGCTGATTTGGTCGTAAAGGTATACAGTATAGCAGATAATAACTATGTTACCTGGGATCAGGCAGCTTACCTTAGAACTGGTGACGCTGTAACCGTAGATGATGGTGATGGAACACTCCCATCTGGATTAGAAGAAACTACTTATTACATCGTTAAGGATGATAGTGCAGATAATGGTGGGTTGGAAAAGAACACTACCATAAAGTTTAGGTTCTCTGATAGTAGAGCACATGCACTGGCCGGTACTCATATAGTAACTATCCGTGATGCTGGTACTGAGGGATTTACCGCAGCTGTTGCGGGTGTATATCTAACAAATGCTGATAAGACAGTGTTTGCATCATTTGGTGCAGCTGCTGATATATACCTTCCATCTGCAACTGACGCTGGATTAGGTAAGTCGTTTGAGATTAACAACAGTGGTACAGCTGATTGTACAGTTAAGTCTGAAGGTGGAACTGTTATGGGAGCTGCTGCTGGAAATGGTAAAAGACTTAAAGCATCAAGTAATGACTTTATCGTAGTGAAGAGTGATGGAACTAATTGGTGTGCTTTTGGAGCGCAGATCACTCCTGCTACTGGTACTTAGTATTTGTAAAGTAGTTCTGGTAATAAAAAAGGGGCGTAAAGCCCCTGTTCTTTTTATTCTTCATCTCCTTCAATAACAGTATTTTCATTCTCCCATTTTAAATAGCCAGATTTTAAACCTATAATTTCTATTTCTTCTTTGGTAAGATCTTTACCAACACCTATTAAATATCCGATTTTAAATGTTTCAAATCCTAAATCATCAACTACTTTAATTGTATTACCTTCGAGTTTTTTGATCTTATGCTCTAATATTTCTACCCGATTTTCTAATTCTAATAACATCAACTCCTCCATTCTAATGTTAAAGGTATCTCATAACTAACATCATACTTCTGTGTGTCGAAGAACAGAAATGGATTCATATCAATATGTTTGTTCTGTAGAAACTGCTCGTTCTGCTCCTTATCAAATCGTTCATAGTGTGATGCTATACACGACTGATTATAACAGGTTATGTATGGCTTAGTATTACGATTATCGATTATTGACAGCTCGATATCATCTTCATCTTTCATCCACTTTCTGATATCAGATGCTCTGTAGATGTTACCGTTCATACTATATGACTGCTTACTGAACTCTGAATTTCCACAGTTCTTCCAGTCATACAGATGGTAAGGTATTATCTTGATAGGGCTGTTATCAGGACAACCCACGTGATTCCTACCAATCCTGTTACTGAATGTCAGAACTTCCTTGTTACCTAATGCACCACAACAGTCAGGGTTAAATGGTTTAGTAAACACTTCAGTATCTTCTAGGAACATCACATAGTCGAAGTCTGTCAGATCCATGATAGCAAGGACTTCCTTAACAATACTCTTAGGTTTATGTGTAATTGATATACACTCCATCAGAGTACGATCTTCTATTAGGTGGTATCCCTTACGAGCTACATCATTGTCATAATCTACTATACAGTAAATCATCGGTTTAGTCTGCCAGTAAAGGCTCATAGATCTGAGTAATAGATCTAATTTAAGGGGTTGTCCGTTTGAGAATATTATTGTTGTGATCATTTATTTAAACCCTTCAACATTTGATTACATCTATCACAGTAAACACCATCCAATTCAACTCCACACATAGAACACCAAGGTTTAACTTTTCTTCTAACAATAGCATCAAAAACCCTTTCTCCTATCGCAGCTTTACCTACTTCTATCCATGAGTGCTTAAATAAACATTCATCACCTTCTTCAATAATATCATCGTCATCTAACAAATAATATAACTTCATTCCTTCACCTCCCTATCTGGTTCAACATATCCACACCAAGTACACACCCGTTGCTACAGCCATAGCCCAGTTCTCTTTACCACATTTCGGACAGATCACTAGATATGCCCTTCCTTTCTCATCGAAGAATACATCACTCATACTAAAAGCAACTCCTCAGCTAATGGTAAACTCTTAAAGAAATCACATACTACTTTAAACTCTGGTAGTAAATGTGGATCTCTCTGTTGTAATATACGTCTTATAGCTTGATAAGTCAACTTATATCCACGCTTTTGCTTATAAGACTCCGGCAGTATTTTCTTGATCTTGAGAATCTTCTGTGTAGCATCAATATCAATTCTTGCTTTGATCCTATCAATCATATAAATAACTGTTTGTATATTTAATCTATCATCCTCATCATTTACCTCAAAATCCTCTACACAAAGAGAATCCTTTAGAATCCTATGATTAGTAGATTCACTCGGCAAAGCTACACAGTCAATAGTTGGATCTAACTCAAGTACGCCAACAGTATAAGTTACCCAATCCTGCCAGAAGTAACGAGGAGCAGTGATCTCTATCCACACATCAATACTCCTGTTAGCTTTAGCATGACAATCACCGAGCTTAGTTAGATTTGATGCTAACTTGAGATCGTTAGGATCAATCAACAGATAGTCTATACCGTATGATAGTGAATAATGAGTCCTTGTAAAATTCCAACCGGCATTATCAAGAAAAAAATCACCTACTGTATCTGACTTATGACCAGACTTCTTAGGATTACGTTGACTATCAAAGAGGGCTTTGAAGCCCCCTATTTCTATCAGTTTAATTTCCATCGTTAGATCCCTCCTGTAGCACGATAATAC